ACGCAGAGATGCTGTTTGCTGACGGATTCGATGAAGCCCTCATAGGATACACCACTAAAGGATGTGCAGTATATTCCATAGATGCTATAATTGATATTTTAGTATCAGAGGGAATGACTGAGGAAGACGCTTATGATCATTTTTATTACAACGTAGATGGTTCTTATATGGGAGAATTTACACCCATCTACATTAATACGGTATAGGAGAACATTATGGGAAAGTATAGAAGTTATAAACGATTTATAGGATACAGTACGGCATTCCGTCAATGGAAGGCTGATTCACACTGTAGTAAGATGCACGGGTATGCATTTGCATTTAAGGTTTGGTTTGAAGGAGAATTAGATGATAAAGGATGGGTCATTGATTTTGGATGTTTCAAACGTAATGGAGTGAAAAAGTGGTTGAAGGATATGTTTGATCACACAACATGTGTATCATCCGATGATCCGGAACTTTCACTGTTTAAGAAAATGCACAATCGTGGTATAATTGATCTAAGGATACTTGAAGGTGGTGTCGGTTGCGAGAAGTTTGCAGAATTGATAGCAAACCAACTTGATGAGGTAATACAAGCAGAAACTGATGGTCGAGTGAGGATACATAAATGTCAGGTTTGGGAACACAACGATAATATGGCTGAATATTATTTAGGGAGTCAAAAATGAATACAACACCAGTATCATACAAATATGTTAGTACAAAAGAATATGTAGATAAGTTTCCAGTCGCATATAGACAATGGAGAGCAGATAGTCATTGTAATGTAATCCATGGATATAGTTTTAGCTTTAAATTCTATTTTGGTACAGATCATTTAGATGTTAGGAATTGGGTTGCCGATTATGGTGGACTCAGAGAACTTAAACAACTTCTTGATGAGCAATTCGATCATACATTATTAGTAGCTGAAGATGAACCAGAAATGGATCGATATAAAGAATTAGAAAAGCAAGGATTAGCAAGACTTACTATATTACCAAACCTTGGATGTGAAGCCATAGCCGATCAATTATACAAGTATATAAATGGAGTATTCATTCCGGATGGATGGGGACCAGGAGAAGCAGAAAGACTTTGGTGTTTTAGAGTAGAAGTACGTGAAACTCAAACCAATATGGCGTATCGTCAAGGACATAGAGAATGGAACGAAGACTTATTTGAGGGTGCATAGTGACAGGAAATAAAATACTTCCAATACTAGAATTGTACAGATGTGTACAATCAGAAGGTAGCAGATTTGGTATACCAACCATCGCAGTAAGAACAACAGGATGTACACATAGATGTTATTTTGGAGAAGGTGGTTGGTGTGATAGCTGGTATACCAGTATCCATCCTGAGAAGGGGCGCTATATACGGGGAGACGTTCATAAGATATATGATGATAATCCACACATCAAAGAAATGATGCTCACAGGTGGATCACCAAGCATGCATCCAGAGTTAGTAAATGATCTGATGTGGTTTGCTCATGAGCGTGGTATTTTTGTCACAATGGAAACGGAAGGTTCACATGCGATCAAAACAGATATACCAATTGATCTGATCAGTCTGAGCCCCAAGTTCAGCAATTCAGTTCCAGTGATTGGAGCCGTTACACCAAAAGGTAAGGTCGTGGACCAAAAATTTGTTGACACGCATAACAGATACCGGTTGAATTTAGATACTATTGAAAAACTTTTATTATACCACTCAGATTATCATTTTAAACCTGTATGGGATGGAACAGAAGAAAACATCAACGAGATAGAAGCATTTAGACTCAAATTGGGTATACTGAAAAGCAAAACATATATAATGCCGGCAGGAGACACCAGAGAGACTCTGATAAAGATGTATCCAAAGGTATTTGAACTCTGTGCTGAGCGTGGGTACAGGATGACAGGCAGAGACCATATTATAGCATTCGATACAGATAGGGAGGTGTGATGAAAATAATTGGTATGTGTGGCAAAGGCGGTTCAGGTAAAGACACTGTAGCTGATTATTTAGTTGATAACTATGGTTATCATAGAGTTGCAGCAGCTGACGCCATGAAAGTCGATTTATGTAAGTATCTTGATATGGATTTGAAGACCCTTGAAACTATTAAAAACAAAGAACTGTCGTTATGGGATATGCAGGACGCTAAGATAGTAAATCATGGAAAATTTTCCATTAGAAGATTTTTACAGCTGTATGGTATGGATATGAGATATAGAATTGCGGACACATATTGGCTCGAGAGATCAATAAGAGCAAAGGTAGAAAATCTAAAATTAAAGTCCGAACATAATCCTAAGATAGTTGTATCTGATGTGAGATTTGAGATTGAATTTGATTGGATCAAGAATAATGGCGGCGATGTGGCTTATATTGAAGGTAGAACAGGATTAACAGAAGAACAGAGTAAACACATCTCTGAGGATTTTGTAAACTCCACCGCTAAAGAAAAATGTGATACAATACTTGATAATAGCAAATCACTAAAAAATTTGTATGATCAAATAGAGGTTATAATGGAATGGCAAGAATCAAAGTAAAACATACGGTCCTGGGAACTCATAATTGGCCTGACGCAGACAAACATTTCCCAGAAGTGGGATTTCTTAAACATGAGCATCATCATGACTTTCATTTTTACGTTGAGTGTGGAGTCGAACATCATGATAGAGAAATAGAATTCATCATGCTACGAGTAGAGTTGATGAAGATAATACATAATTCGTGGCCCGGGAAATGGATAAAGCGATTCGGTCCATCTAGCTGTGAGATGATAGCAGAGACTATACTTAAACAACTTAACGAGAAATATGGTGAATATAGAGACTGGAAGGTTTCTGTCTTCGAAGACGATATACAAGGAGGAATCATTGAACATTGACATCTGTATGATAACTAGCACTCCACATTTGGAGAGCCATGCCAATCTAGGGGATAGACATCTTTGTCTGGCTCATATGATACACAAAGATAAACAATATGCGGACTTTTATAGGAAGTCCAAGAAATACTTAATCATGGACAACTCAGCATTTGAGTTTGAAGAAGAGGGTAGAGGAGTACCACAGGACCTTGTGCTGGATGCAGCCAAGCTGGTAGAACCAGATGAGATATGTGCGATCGACATTCTGTTTAATGGTCCGGACACAGTAGCATCAGTTAAGGATTTCATGAAATACGTACAGAAGAAGGATCCATACAGATATGACTCAACATGGTTCATGGCTATCCCACAAGGTAGAACAGAAGATGAGTGGTTAGGTTGTTATGAAAGATTAGTGCGGTTAGAAGATATTGACGTGATAGGCTTTTCCAAACTTGCAGTCCCGGAAAGTTTTGTTGGGAACCATTATGAGGAAGGTAACTGCAGCAGAGGTAGAATAAAATGTATAGACTTTCTTCATGAGCACAAGATGACTCCTGACGTATTTGGAAAACAGATGCATCTGTTGGGTTCAGATAATGTAGGAGTAAATGAATTACAATACTATTACGATCAGGACTATAAATTTATCAGATCAAATGACACATCGATGCCTTTCGTGTATGGGTATACCGGAAATGAGATCCATGATGGTTATGTGGATGAGATCGTAATGGAAAAATTAGATTTTAATAAGGTCCTGACGGACGATGAGCTCAAGTCAGTCGACCATAACTTTGCAGCATGGACAACAATTAATAATGGAGAATAGCCCTATGAATAATAAAAACGCAGTACATCAATCTGATCTACCTACCAATGTAGATTGGGACAACCTTCCAGACGTTCAGAATTATTTGAGTGCTAGGGGAGCAGAAACTAACATACAGAAAGTGGGAGTGAAGGGAGTTGAGATCCCAATTCGATATCGAGCTAGGAGTGGGGATCCCATCAAGCTGAAGACTAATGTTTCTGCATATGTGTCTCTGACGAGTGAGACTAAGGGCATCAACATGTCGCGGTTAGTTAGAACGCTATATGATCACATAGACGGGAGTCTGAGTGTTAGTCTCTTACAAGATGTTTTGAAAGACTACAAGGATAAACTAGATTCTAAAGAGTCGTATGTGAAGTTTAGGTTTGATTACCCAATGACGCAAATGTCCCTGAGGTCAAATCTCGAGGGGTGGCAATATTACTCTTCAGTCTTAGAAGGACGTATGGGTGACGATGATCAGGTTAAAATATACTTGACAGTCGATTATGTGTATTCCAGTGCCTGTCCGTGTTCTTATGAGATGGGGCAGTATGTGACAGAACAAACCGGTGAACCGGTTGTTTCTCACAGTCAACGCAGTACAGCAACCGTCACTGTGGAATTAGATCCCACTAACGTTTTACTGATTGAAGATTTAGTTGAGATGATGAGAGCTGCTATACCGACAGAGGTACTCGTCATGTGTAAACGTGAGGATGAAGCAGAATTTGCTCGATTGAATGGCTCGAACCTACTGTTCTGTGAAGATGCCGCCAGGATAGCATATGATGCTTTAGACGGTGATGATCGAGTATTAGACTTTTCGGTCGTATGTGCACATCATGAATCGTTACACAAGCACGATGCAATTTCAGTAATCTATAAAGGGATTGAGGGAGGACTCAGATAATGTTTATAAATCCAAAACAAGCTCTAGAGGAAGGATGGCTCAGAGGAATTCCGGAAGAAGATGTACAACCAAATGCTGTAGACATTGCAGCTGATGGGTTGTCACAAATCAATCAGAATCGAGAATTCACCTTATACAGGAATGGGAAGACCCACAGAGGAGTTAAAGAAATGCAAACTGAGGGTGGTTTGTGGACATTAGATCCTAATTGTGCATATGATTTTACTTCTCCGGCTTATGTGGAAGTTCCCGAAGGGGTAGTTGGATGGTTGGTGACGAGATCAACACTGAATCGGAATGGGGTATTTGTATTGAGTGGCCTGTATGATTCTGGCTTTAAAGGACACGTTTGTGGGATTTTGTATAATTTGATCGGTAAGACTAAGATAGAACGAGATTCTAGGGTAGCTCAATTCATATTGGCAAGTAGTGATAGTGCCGGAGTGTATGCCGGTGGTTATAATGTCGAAGAGGGAGACATGTGGCATGAATAAGACTAAATTAGAACGCTTTATACTCAAATACAGTCTTGGTGGAACCGTCGATTCTGTGAAGTGGGTCTTCAAGGATGACAAGCTCTACACATCATTCATGACACCAGATAAGGCTTTACTTGGAAAGGTACTCGTGAAGAACGTACAATTTCAGGATACTGTGTTGGGGGTTTATTCAACTAATTTACTGTCCAGACTGCTCAGTGTTATGGACGGAAACCTTGATATGAATATACTCATGATAGATGAAAAACCAATTGCGTTAAAGATCACTGGTGGGTACTCTGAAGTGAGTTATGCGCTAGCAGATCTAAGTGTATTCCTCACTCCACCAGATCTAAAAAGCCTTCCAGAATTTGAAACGGAAATCGACGTAGACAGCAACTTTATCAATACTTTCATCAGGGGTAAGTCAGCATTATCAGATGTCGAGACTTTCACGGTTATATATAATGGATCGACTAAAATTGTGATTGGACACTCTAAGACAAATTCACATACAGTTACCATTCCGGTGAAATCCAATGAAACCTTTTTATCGAAAAATCAAACCTTTAATGCTAATTTCTTTAAAGAGATCCTCGCAGCAAACAGAGAATGCCAATCAGCCAAACTGAGAATTTCAGATAAAGGCTTAGCGCATATAGTGTTTGATTCAGGAGACTACTTTAGCGAGTATTATCTGACAGCGCTACAGGATACAGATTGATGGGGCAGACCCAATACATTTGGTGTGAGAAGTATAGACCAGAAACTCTGAGTGGATACATTGGCAATGAACACCTAAAGTCAAAGTTTACTCAATATCTGGAGAGTGGAGATATTCCGCACTTGCTCTTTTATGGCAAAGCTGGAACCGGTAAAACCACATTAGCAAAGATCATAGTGAAGAACATACAGTGTGATTATCTCTATCTGAACGCTAGCGATGAACGGAACATAGACACCGTTAGAGATAAGATTAAGGTCTTCGCCTCTTCTGTGGGGTTTAAACCCTTGAAGGTTGTCATCTTAGATGAATCAGATTATTTGACACCTATCAGTCAAGCAGCACTGAGGAACGTCATGGAGACTTTCAGTCAACATACGAGATTTATATTGACGTGTAATTATGTTGAGCGGATTATTGATCCAATTCAATCACGATGTCAATCATACAATATAACACCACCATCCAAGAGGGATGTAGGATCTCATCTGTACAAGATACTTCATGGAGAGGGAGTAGATTTTCAGATTGATGAGATAGCCGTATTGGTGAATGCATCATATCCAGATATCCGCCAAGTTATAAATTCTGCACAGAGGCAGGTCGTTGATAAAAAGCTCGTAATTGATACATCATCAATTATAGAAAAAAATTATAAGTTACGGTTGATTGAGCTACTTATTAGCAGAAACCCATTCAAAGACATCAGACAGCTGACTGCTGACAATCACATCGAAGATTACAGTGAATTGTTTAGACTGCTGTATGATGAAGTCGATACGTATGCACCAAATGCGGTTCCAGATGCAATTTTAAAGATTAGCGAAGCACAATACAAGGATGCTCATGCAGTAGATAAGGAGATAAATTTTATGGCATTAATTATTAATATACTAAAGTTGGAGAAATAACATGGATAATTTCATGAATGCGATCGACACAGTCATTGCCTGGATTGGATACGACAGGCGAACGGGCGAGGACCAAAGAATAAAGAAAGTCCGGAAAAAGCGCTCAAAGAGGAAAGTTACCCGGAGAAAGAAATGACAACTAAACAAGAACTGGATCTCTCTAGAGCCACAATGGTAGAATGTGAATCATGCGCAAATAAGACATTTAAGCAGACGATAATCATAAAAAAGCTCTCTGCAATCATTTCCCCCACCGGGGAGGAGACGTTAGTGCCAATTGGCGTATTTGCTTGTGAGAAATGTGGTCATGTCAATAAAGACATGGTCGATGCGACAACTCAGTGAAGCTATTCGATTGGCTCAAGGAAGTCAATCACAATAAACGAGATTGGAACACCTTTTCTGAATCAGATCAAAAAGCGTTCCAGCCCTATATGATCAATCGGCTCTTATCTATGAACGAGGCACTCGTAGAGATAGTAAACTATTTTCAAAAATACAGTATATCGTTGCTTAAACCTAAAGTTGTGTATAAGTTCTATGCATCACTGATTCCAAAGAACAAAAGATTTCACCGATATATCAAAAGTAAGACCAAGTTCCAATATGATGGATGGTTGGTAGACTTATTTAATAAACACTTTCAACAGAGCAGTAAACAGACCGAGGAATACTTGGGACTTATGATGAAGACCCAACAAGGTAAAGAACACTTAATTAGTATCCTGACTCGATACGGCACTGAAGAGAAAAAAATAAAGACGTTAAAAATATGAACAGAGTAAGTTACAGTCAGATGTCACTTTGGCACAATTGTCCACTACAGTGGAAACTCCGTTATGTTGATAAACTGACGGAACAGGATTCGAATATCTATCTGGTGTTTGGATCAGCCATGCATACTGTGTTACAAGAATATTTAGATTGCATGTACAATCGATCTATAAAGATTGCAGACGGATTAGATTTACCAACCAGATTACAAGAAGAAATGGTCATTGAATTTGAAAAGGCTGTGAAGAAATACGACTCTAAACCAGCATCTAAAGAAGAGATGCAAGAATTTTTTCAAGATGGTATCAATATTATAGATTTCTTCAAAAAGAGAAGAGCTGATTATTTTTCTAAGAAGCATTGGGAACTGGTTGGTTGTGAAATACCAGTGAACGTACCACTGAGCGACTCCATCAGGTTTATTGGATATTTAGACGTCGTGTTGTATCATCCACCAACTAACAGATATAAAATAATAGATATCAAGACATCAACTATGGGTTGGAACAAGTATCAGAAAAAGGATAAATCCAAAACAGCTCAACTTCTCCTGTATAAGAAATATTTTTCTGAGCAGCGAGGTTTGGATATCAATAACGTTGATATTGAATACTTCATAGTAAAAAGACGGCTTTATGAAAAAGTAGATTTTCCGCAGAAGAGAGTACAATCATTCATACCAGCAAATGGTTCAGTGAGTGTGAACAGAGCAATTCAATCAATGACAGAATTTGTAACAAAGGGCTTCGACCCACAAGGTCAGCATATTGCTGAGCAGTCAGCCACACCCAGTAAAAAATCTTGTAGGTTTTGTGAATTCAAACGCACAGAACATTGCACGGAGGGAGTTTGATGAGCGGTCTGGTCAAGTCAGTGGGGATACCACTGACAGAGTTATTTGCCAACACATCAAACATTTTAGACAAACTAGTAGAATGCCAGAACAGAGTTAATAAAAAGTTTAGCATCGTATTCTATAATGAATCATATGATAGCAAGACGGTTGATGAGTTATTTAAAAAACACTCAGATAAGATCTCTAAACTGAATGTAACAGTAACAAAAAAATTGATTGATGGATCTCTCTTTAATATAAATGTTAGACCAGTACACCGGTACGGCTATATGGGAGACACAATTCAGGGATTAGATCATTTTATAAAATTATTGAAGCATATCGACGTTCGCATGGTAGAGGGATATAAATGAAGATAGGAATTGTCGGTTCGCGTAAATATCAAGACAAGCGAAAAGTTAAAGATTTCATTTATGAATTAAAGAGAAAATTTCAAGATAAGCTCATAATAGTGAGTGGTGGGTGTAAGGATGGAGCGGATTATCTGGCTAAGAAGTATGCACTTGAACTAGAAGTGCAGTATCAGGAATATCCACCATTTCATCACCCATACAATCTGTACTGCGTGCTACCTGAAGAGTTATATGGCCGATCGTATAAAGTTTCATACTTTTTTGTCCGGAATAAACAGATCGCTAAGGCTTCTGATATGGTGGTAGGATTCATCCCAGAAGGAATCATATCAAATGGAACAAACTCTACATTAAAATATGCAGAAAAATTTAGGAAAAAGATAATTATCTTATCATAAATTTCTAGACGTTTATATATTTATATACATATATATATATGTATACAACATATGTAATACGGAGAAATATTATGAATAATGTAAAATTGACATCAGTGAAAGTGTTGGAGAGTCTATATAATAGCTTTAAAGTTGAAATTATTAATTCTGCCACCACACTACAAAAGCTCACTAATAGATCGATGTACTTGTATTTGAGTGACCCAAACTTTAAAGATCAAATCGAAACTACGGATCAGTTGATACCGAGTGGTAGTAATTTTTAACCTTAGAGGAAAACATGGCAAAGAAAAAAATATTAATGTTGAGTGATGACCTTCGAATGCATAGCGGAGTTGCATGCGTTTCGAAGGATATCGTGTCAACTACGCTTCATCATTATGACTGGGTTCAAATTGGAGGAGCTATCCAACATCCAGAAGAAGGTAAGATGGCGGATATGAGTCAGTTAATGCAGCAAGAGACGGGTGTCCAAGATGCCTATCTGAGAATCTATCCAGTAAGTGGTTATGGTAATCCGGATCTCCTCAGAGAGGTCATGGCGATTGAAAAGCCAGATGCAATACTCCACTATACAGATCCAAGATTCTGGCTCTGGTTGTATCAGATGGAACATGAAGTTAGAACTCAAATTCCAATCTTTTATAATAATATCTGGGATGATCTTCCTGACCCACTGTGGAATGAAAATTTCTATCGGAGCTGTGATCTCTTAATTGCTATTTCAAAGCAAACATATGGGATCAATAAGAGGATGCTACCCGACTACGAAGATTGGCAGATCAAATATGTCCCACATGGGATAAATGAGAAGAGATTCTTTCCGGTGAATAGATCCAGTACAGAGTTTTTGGACTTCATGAAGCACTATGAGTTAGACCGGTATAAGTTCAAAGTTCTATACAGCAATCGGAATATTCGACGAAAGATGCCTGGTGATGTCGTATTAGCTTTTAAGCATATGGTGGATCAGCTACCAGAAAAACAGCGGAAAGACTGTGCACTCGTATTTCACACACAAGTCAGTGATGATAATGGAACGGACCTCAGAGAAGTCTGTAGAACGATGATGCCCGAATATAGAGCAATATTTACATATGATAGGGGTGGACCCTTTGATGATAAAGCAATGAATTATCTGTTCAATGCCTGTGACGTATACATTAACCTTGCATCCAATGAGGGGTTCGGTCTAGGGAGCTGTGAAGCTTTAACGGTCGGTGTACCAATAGTCATAAATGTCACAGGAGGTCTTCAAGATCAGTGTGGTTTTAAAAATGGTGATGAATACCTTACAGCTGAGGATTATATAGAGCTGGGTTCAAATCATAGAGGCGAATACACGGACCACGGTCCATGGGTTAGACCGGCTTGGCCAAAAACCATATCACTGTTAGGATCACCACCAACACCGTACATCTTTGATGATCGTTGTACCTGGGAAGATGCTGGAGATGCTCTTCTGGAATGGTATGATATGGGTCCCGAAGAGCGAGAGCGGAATGGAGAACTTGGGAGAAAGTTTGTAAACGATAACGTCAGTGGAATGACTGCACAACACATGGGTGATGGTTTTATAGAATCCATGGATGGGGCATTTGAGAATTGGAAACCTAAAGAACGATTTACCTTGGAGCAGATCAATGGATAAAAAACTAGTCGCAATGCAAGGACCATTTAACACGAGGTCCGGATATGGAGACCATGCTAGATCAATTTTTTATGCTCTGCATGATTCCAACAAGTATGAAATTGTCGTCATAGATGTCAGGTGGGGAGATACACCAAGAAATTTTTTACTGCCGGATATTCCGGAACATAAAAAATTATTAGATTGTTTTCTCACAAAGCCCTTAGATAGACAGCCAGACATTTACTTCGACGTGCGAATACCCAACGAGTTTGAGAACATCGGTAAATATAATATCGGAATCACAGCCGGGATAGAGACTACAGCAGTGTCACAGGAATGGATCGAAGGCTGCAATAAAATGGATCTAGTGATTGTTCCATCAGAACACTCTCGTAACGGTTTTATCAATACTATATATGATAAGATAAACAACTTACCTGATGGATCTACACAGAAAGTTGGTGAGACTAAGGTCACAACTCCCATCGAAGTAGTCTTTGAGGGTGTAGATGAAGACATCATTAAACCACTAACTGTTGACCAGATAGACAGATCATTCTTAAATCAGATCAATGATACGGTGAAAGAGAAATTTGCTTTTCTATTTGTCGGTCAGTGGGTTAAGGGTGGCTTTGGTGAAGACCGGAAAGATATTTATAAGACGATAAAAATATTTTCTGAAAGTTTTGCGAACTTGTCAAACCCACCAGCCTTGATATTAAAGACGAGTGGAGCTACATTTTCGATCCTGGATAAGACGGACATAAAAGGAAAGATCAATGGAGTCAGGAACTCTTTTCCCAAAGAGTGGAAACTACCACCAGTGTACCTTCTTCATGGAGACCTATCAGAACATCAGATGAATCAACTATACAATCATCCAAAAATAAAGTGCATGGTTAGCTTTACTCATGGGGAAGGCTTTGGTCGTCCCATGTTGGAAGCATCTATGGTCGACTTACCAGTAATTTGTTCAAACTGGTCCGGACCAGTAGATTTCTTAACCAAAGAGCATTCTATATTGGTGGACGGAAAGATAGAACAGATACCACAATCAGCCGTTTGGGATAATATTTTGATAAAAGAGTCCGGGTGGTTTGTCATCGACGAACATCAGGCCTTTTCAGCACTCAAGTATGCTTCTGAGAATATTAATGTGATTAAAGAGAAGGCTAAACAGCTTGGAAGGATCAACAGAGATAAATTCACGTTGGTGGGTATGTCGCAATTATTGAATAGGATTATTGACGAACGAACGCAGCATATAGCTCAACCAGTAAGTCTCAATCTTCCGAAATTAAAAAAAGTCACGTAATGGATAGTCACAAATTGCTCACTTATTGTCCACTTTGCACAGAACAATCTTTGCATGTGATAAATCTGTCGGATGGGTCCATGCTACAGTGTTTGTATTGTGGATACGCATCCAGTGATAAATTCCTAGGAACTCAGGCCGAAAAGGAACTCTTAGGGGTGGAAGAGTCTATTAGAAAATTTGCAAAACAAGACGAAGATAGAACATGGATACCTGGAATCTTGACACTTCCGGAAGGCATGATTCACATGGTAGAAGATCATTTGGGTAAACCGATGTGGTCGTATGCACCCATGAAGATGATACCAGAGGAAGAGCAAAAAAATTATCCAGATTCAAATGGTGGGTTTTATCAAAAGCGATACGACACAGAGAACCAAATCCTGTTTGAGAACTTTTATGATTGTTTAGAAGCTCTCAACAGAATAAAATTCATGAAGGAAAATGCCGCGTCTATACAATCATAGAGGCGAAATCCGCGGATACACGGCAATGCCACGTGCCCACGTTCTCCCGGGGTCGCTCATCGAGTTCAAATACGCTGTCGAAGGTGCTCATGATAAAAAACCAATTGTATTGGTTCTAGCGAATGGTCTGACGGACCGATTAGTTAATTCAAAAAATAATATACTCATGCATGGAATCAATCTGAACTATCTGTCTAAGTATGAGATGGGACGATTATTCTATGTGATGGCGGCTGTACCGGTTCGAGGTGAAGATTTAGATATGGTGGAACAGATCCGCGATAGTAAGGGTAGATATATTACAGCATCTCAGAGGTACACCAGATTGAGCTTACCCACAACCATCCGGAATAGAAACACCGGTCAGATACGACCCATGATAGCCGAGATATATGGGAATGTTGCAGATTCGATCCTCACAAAGAAAGATGCTTATCGGAAATATATCATAAATGAGATATCAGGCGTTCGTGGGTTAAAATTCAAAATACCGAAATTTGCTCGTTAATGAAAATCAGTTACAGTATACTCACACACAACGAAACGGATTCCCTAGATCAGCTGCTTGGCCAGTTATTTGAGTATAAGGATCCAGATGATGAAATCGTCATTGTAGATGACTACTCCGACAATGAAAAAACAATAGAGCTGCTAGAGACATATTCGAGTATATACGACCTTCGGTATGAACAGAGACATCTCATGAAGGATTTTGCCGGCCAGAAAAATTATTTGCGTAAGATGTGTAACGGTGATTTTATTTTTAACATTGATGCTGATGAGTTACCGACCAAACAATTAATTGGAAACCTCAAATCAATATTGGAAACCAATCCAAAAATTGATCTACTTCTAGTCCCTAGGATTAATACCGTAGATGGACTGACAGATGATCATGTGAAGTATTGGGGATGGAACGTCAATGAACGAGGGTGGATTAACTTCCCAGATTGGCAACCACGGATACATAGAAACAGATCAAATATTCGATGGATAAAACCAGTACATGAAATCATGGAAGGGTACGCGGAATATAGTTTTCTTCCAACGGAATCTGAATATTGTCTGACTCATCACAAGACGATCGAGCGGCAGGAAAAACAAAACGCATTCTATTCCAATGGTGAATTTTGGAAGAATCAATGATAAAAATTAAACTACTTGAATACGATATACATCGAAACGAAACAACCTTTCGACCATTCCTAGCAGCTTCGGAATGGTTCAGTCAAGCCGGGATTGAATTTATCGGGGATGGTGATTCGTACGATTATGCATTCGTGGGTCAAGCCAGCATTATCGACAAGAAAGTTCCACTAAACGAATCAGTAGAAAAGGGATTAGAATTCCTCTCTAAAGTGACTGGAGATTACATCATAGTAGATGGTCAGGACTCCCACAGTCTGATAGGGACGGCAGAGATCCTCAGAGAAGGCAACGCCGTCATGATGTTAAAAAATGTCATGTTGAATGACCCATTTCTCTACAAGACCCCATTGGCAAATGGACGGTATTATTGGGGTGAGGGAACATACACCATACCAGATATTACGGATCTGTTACCGCGGATAAGACTCAGTGGATGCAATTGGCTCAGTACGGTTCAGACCAACTGGTATGCATACGGTCCAGATAAAGAGTATGATGTTTCATGTATGTTTGGATATCCCACCAAAGAACCAGTATACGAACACGATCTCTGTCAGACGGATTATTATGATCCACACAGAAAAACTCTCTTCGACACATTAGATCCAACATTCAATACAATACAGCTCCAGGATGGGGTTCGGATACCAATTGAAGAATATTACAATAACATGTACAGGAGTAAAATCATATTAGCTCCACTTGGATATGGAGCTATGGCTCCAAGGGATCTTGAATCTTGTATGATGGGATCAGTCTTAGTGAAGCCAAATATTGACTTTTTGAAGACTGAGCCTAATATATATAAGAGCGGAGAGACATACGTTGGAGTCAACTATGACTGGTCCGACTTAAATGAAAAAGTAAAAGAGGTTACAATGGATTACAAACGGTTACAACCATTCTATGTAGAGAATATGAGAAATCTGTATAGTAGACTCTACACCCCACAGAGATTTGTTACCCACGTTCATGGCATCCTTTCAGAACTTTCCGGAATGGGACATGAATGAATTTTGCTCTAATAGTAGATAAGTGTGTGCAAAATTCCTTCTATGTGAAGGATAAACAAGCCTACAAGATGGTAGACGATTCTCCATACGTATGGCATCATAGCATTGATGGTAGATGTTCAATGGGTCCTTTTGCGTACCCATTTTTATTTGAAGGACATCTGATAAATTGGCCAGAGTGGGATGTTCTTCCAGAACTGGACCTAGATGTAATTTTTTTGGTCATAGAGAAGAACAATCACATTTATGATATAGATCAGGTTCGAAAGAAATATCCAAATGCTAAAATTTATGCCACGATCAAAGAATTGTACTTCTATGATGGGTATGAAGCAAGAATAGATTTATTCCAAAAAGCAGATGCTGTAGTGATTCCGTATAAAGAATCTATATATGAGATTTTTCCCAACCTAGAAAAGGATGTCGGTCACACTCTTCATTATCTACCACAACCATACGACATTGACTTTTTATATGAGAGGTTTTACAAACAGAACAGACTTGAACGGATTTTTAGTTACATTCCACCCCATCCACCTCGAAGGGGACATACTGAAGAATTTGCCAACTATCTGGGTGACAAGTACGACATTCCAGTGACCCGCAGAGAAACTGGTTATTCGCCAACCCAATGGCTAGACTTTCTGAATATGTTTTCAGAGTCGACGTTTTGTGTAAACTGCGATCCAGAACCACAGCAGGGTCAACAAGGCATACAGTGTGCAATCTTAGGTGTGGTTAACATTGGAGGAGTGAATGATTCACATCACACATTATTTCCTCAAACAGCTAACAATGACTTTGCAGCACTGGAAGAAGAATTTATAAAGTATATCGGTGATACTGAGTATAGGATCTCTCGGATCAAAGATGCTTTTGATAAAGCCAATGATATGTATTCGTTTGAAGCCACACAGAAACAATTTAATAAGATACAGGAGATCACTGAATGAATATTTTGATAACTGGTGTTGCGGGATTGATAGGTAGCAACCTAGCGGATTGGATTATAAAAAATCATCCTGAACACAAAGTGATTGGAATAGATGACCTGAGTGGTGGGTATATCGAAAATGTTAATGATGATATCCATGCCTTTTATGAATTTGATCTGATCGATGGTAAGCGACTGCAGCAAGTTTTTACTTTGAATAAACCCGATCTAGTATACCACATGGCAGCATACGCTGCTGAAGGTTTGAGCCCGTTCATGAGAACCTTCAATTATAAGAACAATCTCCTGTCTACGGCGCATATTATTAACAACTGTATTAATCATGATGTTAACCGGTTAATCTTCACATCAACCATGGCAGTTTATGGACACGGAACTCCACCATTCTCAGAAACTGATCCACCTGATCCGATTGATCCATACGGTGTAGCCAAATATGCATGCGAAATGGATCTAAAGATAGCTGGAGACCAGCATGGATTGGATTGGTGTATAATTAGACCACATAATGTTTATGGCATTAAACAAAATATTTGGGACAAATATCGTAATGTTTTGGGTATATGGATGTATCAGCACATGAAGAATCAACCTATGACGGTTTTTGGTGATGGTGAGCAACAGCGAGCCTTCAGTTATATCGATGACACGCTAGAACCACTCTACAGAGCCGGTATACAAGAAAACTGCTCTAAACAGATTATCAATCTGGGTGGGATGACACACTATTCAATCAATGAAACTAATAAGATACTCAGAGAAGTTATTGGTACTGGTGAAAAGATCTACAAAGAGAAAAGACATGAAGTAAAAGATGCTCATCCCACATGGGAAAAATCCGTTGAGTTATTGGGCTATGAAGATTCATACTCACTACGTGACGGACTGAAAGAGATGTGGGATTGGGCACAGAAACAACCACAAAAGAATCAAAGGTTTTGGGAAACGTATGAAATAGAAAAAGGCATCTATGAGTATTGGAAAAAAAAATAATGACTACATCTTTACCTTTTTGGGCGAATTTGGTTATGAGATGTTTAACTGGCAGGGAGTTATTCGGAAATGGGTCCAACTATACAAGCGACCGAGCGACCGAGTTATTATTTGTGGACGAAGGGGTTTGCAATCTGTATACGAGTATGCCGATGAGTATTATGAAATATCGAACATTGAGTCCTATCGTAAAAGCACAGCTGGAATTTACATTGCTGTTCTAGAATTAGAATTTGGATACGATCAAGAAGGATGTTCGGAATTGAATCGAAAGTGTGTTGATGATATTAAGATAGATGTACAGAACATGGTGATGTCTAGAACGATGTTGGATAACCCGAAGTGGATATGGAGTTCAGATCCACAATATCTCAAGGATTGTGCATTTGGCAAAATAGGACCTCAACAGGGTGGAATATACAGTCAGAAAAGAACACCATGGTCTTATTTGGATCTCAACAATAATAGATATGCACCTATCGAGATTCAGCAATTGGAAGGTCATAAAGAAAATATTGAAAAAGAACTTGGATTCAACCTAGATGGGGACTATATTTTATGTCAGTCAGCTAAGAGAGATTCATTCATGACCACTAAATCAAAAGAGACCATCGATCATGAAAAAGTTATATCCGAACTATCAAAGCACCGTAGAGTTGTATATTTGAACTTTGACACCGGTAGAGAGGGTGATAGCAAATCCACCGAACCTTTGGATAATGTGCACCAGTATAAATGTGATGGATTTGACGAACAGGGCTGTCTGATCAAATATGCTAACGATTGTGTATTTTTCGTTGAGGGAGATTTTCGGAGTCATCTTTACGTGCCACCATTCTTGGGTAGAAATGTCCGGATCGTAGCCCATTCAGAAATATACGACTTGCACTCAGCACCAATAGATTTTTGGAACAAAAACGTATTTCAGTTCGGAGGACAAATGATACCATATTCGTATGAAGATTTAAACATTAATGCACTGGTTGGGGATTTATCGTGATTAATATATTTCAACCAAGTCTAGGAGAACAAGAGCTCCAAGCAATCAAAGAAGTCTTTGAATCAAACTGGATTGGTCCCGGACCAAAAACAGCTGAGTTTGAAGAACGATTCTCAAGATTTATCAGCACGGACAGAGAGAATGTCACGATGACAAACAGCTGCACAGAGGGAATGTTTCAAGTATTGGATTGGATACTGGAACCTGGTGATGAAGTAATCATTCCGACGATAGGCTTTGTGGGGGCAGCTAACGCCGTGATTGGTAATGGAGGAACGCCTGTATTCTGCGACGTTGATCCTCTCTCACTTAACACGACCGCTGCATGCATCGAAGAGAAGATTACAGATAAAACTAGAGCTGTTCTATTAATCCATTATGCTGGGTGGTCGTGTAATATGGATCCGATTATCGAACTCTGTGAAGAAAAAGAAATCTGGGTCATCGAAGACAATGCTTGCAGTGTCGCTACCACCTATAAAGGTCGACCGACCGGTACATTGGGAGATTTTGGAGTCTGGTCCTTTGACAGTATGAAAATATTAGTTACGGGTGACGGAAGCATTATTCATGCTAAAGATCCAGACATGCTGGCAGAAATTAAAACCCGGAGCTACTTAGGTCTTCTCTCACAGAGTGGATATTCATCTTCAGTAGATCAGAAGTGGTGGGAATATGATATCAGCTATCCAGGAAGAAGATCGGTGGTCAATGACATCACATCCGCTATAGGGCTGGTTCAGCTGTCAAGACTTGAAGAATTTATAGATAGACGAAAACAAATCCATGATCATTATAATGCGTTTTTAGGAGATCGGAATTGGATTAAGACTCCCACTCCAATATATGAATCCGGATTAGGTGATAGGGAATCATCATACTACATGTATTGGATTCAACTGCAGGACGAACGCACCAGGGACAAATTAGCAGTACACTTGAAAGAGAATAACATATACACTACTTTCAGATACTATCCACTCCATCTGGTAAAATATTATGACCAGTACCATGAACAATTACCAAATGCCGAGAAGGCAGCAAATATCACACTATGCATTCCCTTACATCAAGCACTCAAAGTCGAAGAAGTCGAATACATCGCAGAAAAAATTAGGAGCTTCAAATGAAAATTTTATTCACAACAGTCTGCAATGACAAATATGCAGTAGGAGCACAAGTAATGCTCTACTCTATGAGAAAGAACATCAGGGGGTTCGATGATTGTACTGTCAAGTTTTTCCACAGCCCAGGAATAGCGGACTTGAGTGAGAAGAATCGTAGCAAGATACAAGCGATAGCTCCAAATGTTAAATTCCAAGAAGTAGATCCGGCAAAGTACATGCCGGCGAGAATACCAGGTGCGGGTAATCGGGCTGCAGAGTGTAAGTCGGCTTATTTGACTCTAGAGAGTTTTGCAGAGACTGGATACGATAAAGTGATCCTATTTGATATCGATATGCTCTGTATTGGAGACATCAGTGAATTGTTTGACTATGATGTCCAATATGGACAAGTTGGTGGAAATACTGGACTGGTCGTCCTAGGAGAGAAATACAGAACGGAAGGAGTGTATCAGGATTTAATCAAAATGATTGTGGATCATAATGGAGATGGAATGGATCAAGGTGTAATGAATAATTATTTTCGAGGTAGAGAAGAACCCATACCGAGAATTTATAATGATTATCCACTCAGAGAGACCACTTTGGATACCAGGATACTTCATTGGGCACACTACGATCATATCAAACCATGGGTGGTTCAAGAGTGGGCAGAAAAAGTAGAATTGTTTCAAGATGTACCTGCCTATCCCTATCCGGATCTGAAGATTGGAAATGTCCCAATAGCTCCAGATAAGCCATATTATGATTTATGGCAAAAATACTATGAAGAGACACAGGCGGTTTTAAATGGGTGAACTTGAATTAACATCACTATCATTGAAGCAGTATGTTGATATGATGAATATGGGAGAAAAGTTCAGTTTCACCAGATGGGGAGATGGTGAGTGGGGCTGTGTTTTTGGTGCATCTGGTCATAATTGCGACGGTCATGAATACTTTCCAGAGATGGCTGAAGGATTGCGAACTGCACTCAAGGAAGACAAGGGGTACCAGAAAGCTACATGGCCATATTCGGCTCCTATGTTGGCTCGAATTAAACCTCAAGTAGAAGACTACTTGGACAGATATAATCTTTCTAAGGAGTGGTATGATGCTCGGGTTTGGGAAAGCGCGGCCATGTCCGGAGAGATACAATTATTGATTTCACAGCTTGAGAAGATGGATCTAGTCTTTGTCACAGAGTCCGATAAACAAAAACTACCAATCCGGCGTGCTGGATTTATTGAAATTCCATCCACGGATTGTTTTCTTGCCAAAGATCAAATTAAACAGGCGATGATGTCTGTGATGGAACAATTTGACAATCCGGTATTTGCTTTTTCGGCATCGATGGCAACCAATGTGATTGTTGATGAGATGTATGATCAGATAGGCGATGAGTGTTGGATGATCGATTTCGGTTCCATATGGGAACCCTTCATAGGTAGATTTACTAGGAGTTATCACTCTCAATATACAACCGGAGAATTAGTATGAGCACACGCAGTATAATTATTTTGGGTTCAGGTAGGAGTGGAACATCCTTTCTTTCTAATCTGTTACATGATAATGGAATCTATACCGGTGAATGCACCGGTGGTACACTTGAGAATCTAGCGGTGAGACAATTGAATGATTCGTATTTGGAACAGCACTATCAGGCTAAAACGAGGAGTAAACTTCCATACGGGATCTTACCGAATGATGAAATTAAGGTAACCCCTGAGTATAAAGAGCACGCTATCAGATTTATCGATGACATGAACCACCAATTTTCAGGTGGATCCAATTGGTGGAATGAGTCAACAACTAGTTGGCTCTTTAAAGATCCGAGATCTACACTGTTACATGATATGTGGGTTGAACACTGTGATGTCGTTGTGGGAGTATTTCGAAATCCAGTCGAAGTAGTGAATTCGTATATGAAACTGTTAGATGTATACTATCCAGGAGAATCTAAGGAAGAGGGTTTTGTCAATATGTTAGAATACTGGAAGAGATTTAATCAATCACTGATTTACACATTTGGACACTACGCTAAAACAAAATGGATGTTGGATTTCAACGGGGATGTAGATGCACAGACAGACAGATTGTTTGAAGAGCTTGGTGTGTCGAAAAACGTATACAGCTACGATGAAAGTAGAATAGAAAATTCTAGTGATGAAATTTTTGATGATCCCATCGTGGAGGATATTTATTCTCAATTGAAAGAATTAGGAAATTTAAAATAAAGGAAAAATAATATGGATCCCTATGGAGTAAAAAAATTAAACTTTAGAAGTATGTTGGTTTCAAAATATGCTGATTTTTTGCAAGATAAACTTTTTTTGGAATTTGGTGTCATGGATGGCCCATCGATAATAGATTTTTACAATCAATACAAGTCGAATAAAATTGAAAGTGATTTTTTTGGGTTTGATGCTTTTCTAGGGCTTCCGGAAGAAAAACTCGATCAACATTCTCCGTGGAAAACTGGTCAGTTTTCAATGCGTGGTGAAATTCATTCAAATTTATTGGCGGTCCCGGAAATTAATATTGTCAATGGTTGGTTTTCTGATACGTTGAATGAATCACTACTAACGAGATTTGGAAATAAAAAAATTGGTATCGCACATATTGACTGTGACATATATACATCAACGGTTGAAGTATTGGATTTTATTGTGGAAAATGATCTATTGTGCGATGGCTCTATATTAGTTTATGATGATTGGGGAGCATATCGTTCAAGTGGATTATCTGAAGAATATGAATATTCCGTTGCGGAAGCACGTGCTCACAAAGAGATGGTAGAAAAATATAATTTAACCTTTGATATGGTGCATAAAGAGATAATTGATCCCACATGTTATATTATGACTGTATTTAGATTTAGGAAGAATTGACGACATGTTAACATACGTAGTATACTCACACTCAGAATATTCAGACATTCTGTCCGCTCAGACGCATTATTTATCATCTTATGAAAATAAAGTGTTACTGATCGACAAGTCTGGAGCAGAGTTGACTGATTTGTGTTCAAAATATAAACAAGTGTTGTTTTATGATGACACCCTACCGTATGCTAGCAGATTATTAAAATTGACTGAATTGGATCTGGATTATGTTTTATTCATACATGATATTGATATCGTAGTAAAGCGAGATGATGCAACTGTAGAGCACTTGTTGGGTAGGATGATAGAACATAACATAGATAGGATAGATCTACAGTACAAGAATATTATTCATAATCCGGACACTGAGACACTTTTAGTTGAATATAATGATTCAAAAGTCTATCTGAATAAACAGGAGAATGTCAATCATTATATTTACAATGTTCAACCTTCTATCTGGAAAGTGTCCACGCTCATGGAAATAATGTCAAGATTTCAAAATGAGACTTACAGGACCATTGAATCAGCATCGATGCAATCATTCTGTCAACAATACCGAATATTTAAATTGTATTGGGAATCATATATCAACTGTGGCCACTTTGGCAGCATGCCGTTTTTCCAATTTATTCACTTGACCCATGGAGGAAAATTATTATCTCGAACAGATAATCCAGATGATTGCGGTCCATATCAAAACATGCATTACACATTACAAGATACATATCAATCCATAATTGATAATTTTAGTTTAGCTGATACTAGAAAATTTGATCCGAGATATTATGGTTCAGATTATTATCACGGACCATCAAAGGAGTGGAGCCCAATTGAAATTAATAAACATTTCCGGTAGTTCCGGTGTAGGTAAAACTACTATTGCGACCATGATCGTTTTGATTTTATCGTCCGCAAAAGAACAGGTTTTACACTTACACGGAGATGATTTACACAAGTGGGAAAGAGACAACCTTAAATGGGATTACTTTACACACTTTAATCCTAAAGCAAATAATCTTGATATTGGTAAAAAACAATTATATGATTTAGTTGACGGTAAGTCGATCGCAAGAGACATTTATAGTCACGATTCTGGTAAATTTATTTCTAATGTAAATGTAGATTCTGCTGATATAATCATCCACGAAGGACTTCATAGTCTGTACGATGATGAAGTGTGCCTCATTGCTGATTTGAATATCTTCATTAATACCGATGAAGTATTGACGAGGGAGTGGAAGGTAAGTAGGGATGTAGAGAGTAGAGGCTACACAGAAGAAAAGGTTTTATCAGTCATAAAGAGAAGAGAAGTTGATGATAAAAAATATATTCAACCGCAAATAGAAAAAGCTGACGCTGTTGTCACTTTTAGTAAAAAAAAGTATGAAACGGTCAATTTAAATTATGAAATTGTAAACAACGTAGGTAGTAACGCGATTATACTTAGAAAGGTTAAACGGTTTTATGATTTACATAAAGATTTTTTGATGACTTGCAGAAGTTTATCTTTTGAATATGAGCTGGTTCAGTCCGCCGGCGGCAATTTGTCTTATAAGTTTGATGACAAGATAATAATTACATCATCTGGGTATAGTATGTCTGACGTATCTATGTTGAATGGGTATTCTGTTTGTGATTTGAGTGGCTCTCTTATAAATGAAAATCAAAAGAAACCATCTATGGAGATTGGGTTACATATAAAATGTGCGGATCCTGTCGTGTTACACACGCATCCCATATATCTTAATACCATCCTATGTTCAGAAAATTCAGCAATAATATTAGATGACATTTTAGATGAATTTGATTGGATAGAGTACACATCACCCGGAAAAGAATTGGCATCTACTTTTATCAAGTCGGACAATAAAGTAATTTTATTAGAGAATCATGGTTTGATTTGTTGTGGTGACTCTTTTAAAGAAACTTTGGATATGAGTTTAAAAATTAATAAAATGTGTAAAGATTGGCTTGTACAAAATTCAAAAACATTCACTACATATTCTACAAAATTCAATGACTCAGATTCAGAGCATTTTATTTTTCCGGATGCTGTAGCTTTGATGGAAGAGAATAAACCTATAAATGATTATATTCTGCACATACAAAAAGAAGCAGGGTTGATGCCTAAATATTTAACCACTGAAGAGGTCAATAAAATTAAGAACATGGAAGATGAAAAATACAGGAGAAAATTATCATGAAGGTGATAATACCAATGGCGGGTTTAGGTCAACGATTTGTGGACGCTGGTTATAAAAAACCTAAACCATTTATTGAAGTAGCAGGTCAAAAAATAATTGATAGAATTGTTAATATGTTTGATGAAGATGATGAGATGATTTTTATTTGTAATGAAAGACATTTGCAAACTAATGAGACAGAGTCATATTTACAAGGAATAAAAAGAGGTTGCACGATATTATCAGTGCCACAACATACCAAAGGTCCAGTTTTTACTGTTATGCCGCATTTAGATAATATACACGATGATGAAGAAGTTATTGTTTGTTATTGTGATAATCCTTATTTATGGGATTATGAAGATTTTAAAAAATATGTAACAGAAAATAAAGTTGAGGGTTGTATTTTAACTCATTCTGGATTTCATCCACATAGATTAAGTTCTACTTACATGGCGTATTGTAAAACAGAAGGTGATTCGTTGGTAGAGATAAAGGAAAAAGAACCCTATACAGATGATCATATGAATGAACATGCATCAACAGGAACATATTATTTTAGTAAGGGTTCTTATATAAAAAAGTATTTTCGAGCTGCTATTGATAATGAAGTTAAACACACTAATGGGGAATATTATGTCACTTTAGTTTACAATCTTATGGTCACAGACAGACTTGATGTGAGAATTTACGATACAGATCATGTCACGGTATTTGGTACTCCGGATGAAGTAGAAAATTATGAAGCATGGAATACTATAATTTCTGGACTGCAGGTTGATTCAGAAGAGGATTTAGTAAAATGTTATAACTATTGGAAAGAATATGAAAGAAGTCGCACATAAATTAAATAATGACGTTTTTACTGTTTATGTAGATATAGATGAGACAATCTGTTTTTATAAAAATGAAAGAGTATATGAAAAAGCAATCCCCAATCATGAAAATATCAGTAAGATTAATAAATTATATCATGAGGGCAAGAAAATTGTTTATTGGACAGCAAGGGGTTCGGTGACTAAAGTAAATTATTACGGATTGACCGAACAGCAGTTAGATCACTGGGGCGCAAAATATCATAAATTGAGAGTTGGTGATAAACCATTTTACGATTTATTAATATGTGATAAAGCAAAGAGAATAGAAGAAATATGATTTTAATCTCTCACAGAGGAAATATAGATGGTGTAATTCTCAAACGAGAAAATACAAAATCTTATATTCAAGAAGCTATTGATCTAGGTTATGATGTTGAAGTGGATGTTAGATACGTAGATGATAAATTTTTATTTGGACATGATTTTGGTCAGTATGAAGTCGAGTTACAATGGTTATTGAATAGAAAGGATAAGCTGTGGGTACATTGTAAAGATTTTGAAGCCTTGAGTGAACTAATCGATACAAAGATAAGAGTTTTTTATCACCAAAAAGAAGATTACACTATAATAAGTGATAATCATATATGGGCTCATAATTTAAATAATATTGATAATAAATGTATAATACCACTATTAAGCGATGATGAATTAATGAAGTGGAATCCAGCAGATGTTTATGGGATTTGTTCTGACTATATAGGAGCATGGAATGGTTAATTTGATAACATTGGCGGGCAGGGGTCAGAGATTTGTAGATAAAGGATACGAGTTGCCAAAACCCCTACTGAGAGTGAACGATAATTACATGGTATGTGAAGCTGTAGATTGTTTACCGGTTCCGGACAGATATGTTTTTGTATGTTTGGAAGAGCATCGGAAAAAATACAACATCGATATAATGCTGACGGATAGGTACCCAAATTCTGAATTAGTTTTCATGGAAGGAGTCACTGAGGGACAGGCCATGACAGCAGAACTGGGCATTTTGCAATCAAGCATCCGTCCAGAGGAATCACTGCTTATCAGTTGTTGCGATTATGGTCTCAGATGGGATGAAAATAAATATGATGAGTTGTTGGAATCTGATATTGTGGTTTGGACGACAATCCATAATAAGGCATTTTCGGACGATCCGGATTCGTATAGTTGGTTAGATGTTGATGAAACTGGAAATTTATTAAAAACGTATGTGAAACAAAAAATATTTGAAGATTCATATAACGAGCGCGCAATAGTCGGAACTTTTTATTTTAAACGAGCTAAGTATTTTTTAGAAGGGCTGACCAGGATATATGAGAATAACATTAGAAGTAATGGTGAATTCTACATAGATAATATTTTTAATACTTTAACGGATTTAGACATAAAGGTATTTGATGTAGACGAGTATCGTTGCTGGGGAACTCCAAAGGAATTTTATGAAGATCAAATATTGGGATAAGTCAGACAAGACAGATATTAGAGTTCTTGATGCTGAGAGAAATATAAACATTGGATATTTCAAGAATTGTGTAATCGATGGCGCTAGCATTCATTATCCACTACCACTCATTAAGTCCAATGGTGAATTACTTCTCCCTACGATAGAGATGTTCATGTCTCTTGGTAGAGGTACAAGTTATGAATCGGATATGGAATGGGAATGCACAAATACGGATACAAACAAAATAGAAACTACACCAGTTTTTTATTTTGTGTATAATTGTGCGAATTATTTTCACTGGATCTATGACACAGTTCCTTATCTGTATTCTTATTTTGAAGAAAAAAAGAAGATCAGCAATTTAAAATTACTGGTAAGTGTACCCGAAGGCAAACGCGATCTGTATCCATTCGTGTACGAGACTTTGGATTTGTTGGGGATTAAGAGAGAAGATTTAATTTTTCTCGATAGAGCAACGCAATATGAAACTATACTTGTTGGGTCTTCGTTGACTCATAACAGGATGTCATTGGATCCACCACATAAAGGAGTTTTTTCTATAATCAATTCGATGGATGCTGAAGATGGTGAAAGGAAAAAAATATATGTGTCCAGACGGACTTGGACACAACCTAAATCTGATAATATCGGAACTGATTACACTGCCGAAAGGATGTGTGTAAATGAGGATGATGTCGTTGAATTGTTACGAAGTTATGGGTTTGAAGAGATTTTCTGCGAAAACTTATCAATGGAAGAAAAGATCAGCGTGTTTAGATCTGCAGAGAGCGTTGTGGGTCCGATAGGAGGAGGCATGTCAAATGTTCTTTTCTGTAAACCAGACACTAAAGTCATATCTTTGAACAGTCCAGAGTTTTTTGATATAAATAAAAGACTTGAGTACGCTTTGACTCACACGGACATTCATATGTTCAACGATACAAAATTTGTAGATAGGAAAGATGATGTTATTACCGGCGAAAGCGCTCTGTCAATTTCTGGTGGAATGAATTCTCCTTGGATGGTCGACTTGAATAAATTGAAAGAGTGTTTCGCATGAAAAAGAACATAGTTTGGTTACCTATGATAGTCCATCAGGACAATACGGAAAAGTATGGTGGATATGGATATTTTGAATATATTCGAAAATCATGGGAATATTGGTGTGAACGAAATGATTGTTTACTCGTACCGTTTATACAACCGGTCCAGGACGACCTGTTCAGGTTTCGCCCAAATTGGCAAAAGATCATGTATGTATTTGACATCTTGGATGACATGGGCATCAAGTATGATCAGATCTTTCTCGCCGACAGCACGTGCATGATCAAATGGAATGCACCAAATCCGTTTGAATTGACAGATCATAGATTCACCGGATGGCGAGATACTGATAATATGAGATGGATCCATGACAGTATACAGGGATATAAAGATTTTTTTGATGGTTTTGAACTTGATCAGATGCGGTACATTAACAGTGGAGTTATCATTTTTAATGAATCACATAAAGAGCTCATCCAGGGATTTAAGCAGCTCTATCTGGATAACACGGATGCATTTATAGAGCTTCAAGATAATCTGGTCAAGAAGGGTACGGAGCAGACACCACTGAATTATTGGCTCCAGATGAACGACGTAGATGTGAATCTGGATCTACCACTAGGGTTTAAACTCACACACATGCACAGAAAAGAATTGCTCTCTCATAATTGGCAGGACGGAGATGACACGACACCATTTTTTATCAAGTATGGATATAATTGGATCTTTAATGGGATCCCCAAAAACGAACGCACACAATTGATTGAGCAGACGTGGAATTTGGTGAAGGATAATTATAACATGGACACAGCTCAGTATGATAAGATTTTAGATCAGGTGAAGCACAAGGATACAGCCAAATATACTACTAGTCGGAAATTCAAACGGGATCTTCTGGAGACTTTCTCGGACGACAAATACAAACAGATGACGTGCCTGGAAATTTGCTGCTCGCAGGGCCAATCTTCCCGCGTTCTCAGTCACATTTTTGGAAAAGTCATTGCTGTGGATTGGGATGATTGGAATCTTGAACAAGCTGAAAAGAATTGTGCAGGTAGAGATAATGTACAATTTATGAAGATGGATCTATATAAAGACCCATGGGAGTTTGAACAGTGTCAGGTAGTATTCATTGATGCGGATCATCGGTACTTAAATGTGCTGCAGGACATTAACAATTCAGTCAATTATTTTGATAAACCGATTTTTATTTTTGATGACTATGGATGGCCACCAGGTGAAGTTAAAGCTGCCATAGATGAGAAAATTAATGATGGTACCTTGCAAGTTCATAAGTTCATGGGAGAGAACCCGGAAGATCTCGTATCTGCAAAAGGAACAAAATTTTTTGACATGGAAGGAGTGATCTGCAACTTTAAATGAAGAATATTGTATTCATGTTAGCTATAAACGCTGAGAGCAAGAAGGAGTATCAATACTCGATAAATTCTTGGAAGCATTTCTGTGAGAAAAATGATGCAGAGTTATTTCTGTTGGAGAACCCAGTGGTGGACACTAACGACATGCATGTCATCTTTCAGAGATATTATCTGTTTGATATGTTGGATCATAATGAGATTGATTACAATCAAGTTCTCATTGTTGATGCGGATACCATCGTTCATCCGGATTGTCCTAATTTTTTTAATATGACGGATAACAAGTACTGTCTGGTACACGATGATGGTAGTTATGATTGGATCCTGAGAGGTATGGAGCACTATAAAAAACATCTGTTTCCCAATGATTGGTTAGATTTTTGGGATTATGGCAACGGAGGGTTTCAGATTGTAAATAAGACTCATAGAGTGTTTTTTAAAGAAATGATTGAGTTGTATTGTGGACATAAACAACTTATACACGATTTAGTGGCAAAGTACGGGATAGGGAGAGATCAAACGATATTAAATTTAATGTTGTCTAAGCACGATATTGATGTGAAATTGCTACCGTATGAGTATAATATGACTTGCATGCTTAAAAAAGAAATTCTCGGCGAAGATATGTTGCATGCAAAATTAGGTTACATTATGCACTTTAATGGTATTCCAGAAAAGGAAACAAGTGTACCGTTCTGGATGGAGAAAACATATAAATACCTTTATGGAGATTTGATAAATGGAATTGAAAAATAAATTCGCAATAGGGTGTCTTGTACAGTGGTATGAGATTGAAATGATCGGTGAGTATCTACGTAGTGTAAAAAATGCGTTAGACGTCGTAGATAATAGAGAGAATGTGATCGTGGATTTATATTTGAATTGTAATGAATCTCTAGAGAGTGTTGATGAGACACAAATAACGATCAGCGATATCAAGGAGAAATTTAAATCCCTGTTGGAAGAAGTATTTGATTATGACGTTGATGCCACAGTAGGGCACCACCACAATTTACGTTTTGAGATAAATCATCGATCCGATCTCATATACACAGTAGCTGACTATCGGAGAGACTTCAATGATAAGTATTGTACAGAAGTTGATGTACTGATGTGGGGTGAGAGCGATGCGCTGATTCCTAGACAGACCTTTCAGGTGCTTGATCACTTACACAGCTCGGTGAAGGATCAGACACCTAAATACGTGGCTTTCTTTGCTACGTGCAAGATGTGGGATCAAACGTGGGAAGTACTAGAACATCCAGAATTCACAGATAAACCGTTTGTGGACATGTCCACCGTAGATACGGAACGATGGTGGAGCCTTAGATATAATATGTCCATAGATGAGATGAATTCATTCAATGATAAGGTTGAGGATTTGGATGTTCAACAGACCAACAATTTAAAATTTAATGGATGTGGACTAGTATTCTCTTCAGAAGTAGTGAAGTCGGGTGTCAACATACCACGTGGATCTTTCTTTATACATGAAGATACAGCATTTATGCAAGTATTACAGCGCATGTTTGGCAATTCAATTATACAGTATATTTTTAAAAACATACTACTGGTGCATAATCGGAAACACACTAAGAAGAGAAGATACATACTTGGCGAAGAAGGAATCAATCCAGGAGATGTAGGACCAGCCAGGGATCGTCACGAGTGGTATAAAAAAGCTTCACAGATGAGTGAATTTAACACATACAATTTATTTAACCAAAAAAAACTCTATAAATGGGAGGATGTATTCAATGATAAAAATTAAACAGGGACAAAAATATTTAGTCACCGGGGGATCTGGATTTCTTGGTGGAGCGCTCATAGAGAGAATTTTTGACCAAGGCGGTCGAGTCGTTACAGTTGCTAGGAATGAAGGTAATCTACTTAAACTGAAACAGAAATTTCCAGACGTTGAGATTTACACCGGTGATATATCAGATCCAATCGTGTGGGAGGTCTGTATGCGTGATGTGACCGGAGTGTTTCACCTTGCAGCATTCAAGCACGTTCCCATGGCTGAACAACAGGCTCGTCAGTGTACATTATCAAATGTGCAGGGATCCTTGAATCTGTTAAACTCATCAGTGAAGTATAATCCAGAGTTCGTCTTGGGGATCAGTACTGATAAAGCAGCACAGATAGCAGGTGTATACGGAGCAACCAAGTACATCATGGAAAAGATGTTTGAAGAATATGAGGATTTGCACTCTGAATGTGACTATCGGATGGTCCGATACGGTAATGTTCTGTATTCGACTGGTTCAGTTCTCTGTAAGTGGAGAGACCTACTTGAAGCTGGACAGGAAGTCATAGTGACAGATCCGACCGCTACGAGGTATTTTTGGACAATCGATCAGGCTGTGGATCTGATATTTGATTGTCTTGAAAACGCTACGAATGCATCCCCATATGTACCAGAGATGAAATCAATGTCAATTGAAAATCTCCTCCAAGCGATGGCTAATAAGTACCTCCCGGAAACAGAGTTACTTAAAGTGAAAGCGATTGGGCTTCAGCCAGGTGAGAATCAACATGAAAAAATTCTCGAGACTGGAAAGTATTCTAACGAAGTAGAGCAGTTCACAGTAGAGGAAATTCAGGAACTCATTTAATGATTGTGTTGGTCATTGGAGGTAACCGCTTTGTGGGTAAGGATATAGTTCGCGTTCTTTCGGAGTGGTCCGAATGTGAGATGATATACGTCTTCAACAGGACAGGACGAGGGCACTACAAAAGTAAAAAAGTTAGACTCCTCATAGGAGATCGTAACGTCTCCAAAGATCTTGAACAGATACCGTGGGGGTTTATAGACTATGTGGTGGATATGTGTCTGTATAAGACTGCTCAGTTTGATAAAATATCAAAGTACGTGAAGAGGAAAAACTACGTATTTGTGAGTAGCATAGCATCTCAGTTGGACCCGGTATTGAGTGGGTTTGAAGACTATGGCCGTCAAAAATTACTTCTGGAGGAAGAGATCCGCGGAACGGTTTGGAAGAATTGCATAGTGCGACCAACCTACGTGTTGAGCTCACCGGGGGTACATTCACATATAGCAAGAGATCAATACTTTCTCGATTGTCTATACAATGGCGTCCCGATACAGATCGATGGAGATGGGGAAGCTGAATTGAGTTTCACTTTTGCGGATGATGTCATCCGGACGATAACAACGATGATCTTTCACCGGTGGAATGATAGCTTGGACCCAGCTCATCGGGAAGTCAATTTAGCCAACAGTCCCATCACGGTGATCGATTTGATCAAGATATTTGAGAAACACTCCAAAAAGAAAGCAGAGCTGTTTTTTGATTCACCAGACAGCCCCTTTGATAACAAGAGAGTTGTTTTTCCAGATAAGATTGAACCAACTCACTTCGTGGAATTAAATTCTGGCGTAAAACGTCTAGTAGAGGAATATGAGAAAGCTCTACAGAAGTAAACCATTCTTCCCACACAAGACTTCACTGAGTCGTGGGTTTTCTGACATTTTAGATTCCGGACAATTCGTGCAGGGTGAGTTAGTTGAACAGTTTGAATCAAAAGTCGCTGATTACGTGGGTACAAAGTATGCAGTTGCAACTAATAGCTGTGGTACGGCTTTAGAAATCACGCTGAGAAGTATACCTTCAGCGAGTTTTAGATACGAGTGGATAGTTCCAACACAAACTTTTGTGGCGAGTGTTAGTTGTATCATACGAGCAGGATACAGACCGGTCATTGTTGATGTGGATCCAATTACACAGTGTTTAACTAGAGATGTAATAGAGAGACAATATAAACATAATATCACATTGGGTGTATTACTTGTGAATATGGCTGGTTTGATAACACCTGAAATTTATGATATACAGGAGTTCTGTAGAGAAAAAAATATCCATCTGGTCACTGACGATGCACACGCATTAGGTGCTCAGATCTACAATGAAACTGAAGATGAAATAGACAGGGCAGGTAATCTGGGTGTAGCAGGATGCTTCAGTTTTTATCCCACCAAGATTATCACGACTGGTGAGGGTGGTATGATTACAACCAATGACAAAGATATATACGAAAAGGCTCAATTGTTACGAAGTCACGGTATGTATGTCAACACACCAGAAACTCCAGGTATGGATGGTGGAGTGACTTGTGAGATCCCATCATCGAATTATCGGATGACTGAAGTTGCTGCCTTGATAGGCAATTCTCAGATGGAGCACATAGATGAATTTATTAAGAAGCGCAATCAGATAGCTGATTGGTATGAAGAAGAATTCAAAGACACAGATGAAATCAAGCTACCACCTAGGTGGGAAACGATCAGACAGACATGGTGGCAATACATCTGCCAGTTAGATTTTGGATCTGTATCCCGGGACACATTTTGCCGATATTTATTAAATAGATTCGGTATACCAACAGCAAATGCGTATAAACCAGCCTGTCATGAACAACCAGCCTTTAGCGAATTCACTAGCGATGGAGAATATCCAAATGCTGAGAAATTGCTAGGTAGACATTTTTCACTCCCCATGTACGTAGAATTGAAAAAAGACGATATAACTTATATAAGTGATGCAGCTCGTGAAACAATTGAGCATTTTAAGAATCATCCAAATATTCCGGAAATTGATTGAAGGTCACAATACATCAACCACTTCATTTTCCCTATTTGGGTTTCTTTCAAAAGATGAAAGCAGCAGATCTTTTTGTCGTGTTGGACGACGCCAAGTTCAGTAAGAATGAATTCTACAACAGGAATAAATTCCGTAATAAGGCGGGTCAAGATGAATGGTTTACAGTTCCAGTTGAGAAGAAGGCAAACAGTAAGCTCATAAATGAGGTTCGAGTTTCAAAAGACCCCAGATGGAGAAAAAAACTTATTAGACAGATGAAGATGAATTTTGGTTATGATTTTACATCTCTGTACAGGACAGATCAACTATGTCAGATCAACATACAATCAATACAGTTTCTTAGATCGATGCTTGGTGTGAAGACCCCAATGACCTTTGCATCTGAAATGCACTTAAAGACGAAGAAGACTCAAAGATTAGTAGATATCTGTGAAGAGGTCGGAGCGACTCATTACATATCAGGTCCCCATGGGGAAAATTATTTAGATGAACCGCTATTCGGTGATATCGCAGTGAGTTATTTTCAACCAGACGTTCCAGACTATTATACTGCGTTGACACATATATGATATTTCACGATTCTAAAAAGAATGTTATGGCGATTGGTGCTCATCCGGATGATATTGAATTTGGATGTAGCGGTACACTGATGCGTCACGTCCAGGATGGAGATGATGTAACCATATTGGTTATGACAAATTCTCAGTCCACAGATGGGGTGACTGGAAAGGTGATCCGGACCGGTACACAACTGTATGAAGAAGCGGGTAATGCGGCTGAGATCATAGGAGCTGAACTGATTATGCTATCTTATACAGATTTGTATGTACCTTTTAGTTTTGATTCAGTTTCCGATATCGAGAGGTATATTAAACGAGATCAGATCGATACTCTATACACGCACTGGGCTGGGGATTCAAATCAAGATCATATTGCAACATATAGAGCTTCTATAGCTGCGGCTCGGTATGTGCCAAATGTATTCTGTTATGAACAGATACCGATTCCAAGGCACACAGAAAACGAAATGAAACCCACCTACTACAGTGACATCACCGCTCATTTTGAAGACAAGTTACGTATTGCAAATTGTCACAAAAGTCAAATTAAAAAATATGCGAAGGTTGGATTTGATGTTCCAAAAAATCTTGAAACCCTTGCTAGGTACCGTGGTATTCAAGCGAATACTACATTCGCAGAAGCGTTTCAAGTGATCAAGACGGTATCATGATAGTCCAGACAAATCCAGAATTTGGTGTAGAGCTTGCCTTATCGGTTCCTTATGCGTATTGGTTACACAGGAATGATCAATTGAAGGGAGTCGTGACCTCTACGGGGATGACTCCATTTTATTACTTCTGCGATAACGTGCAAGAATTATTTACGGAGCGTACCATAGACAACCAAGCAGCCGGGTTAGGTAGTTTACCGAACGATTGGATTCACGGAAAGAGTCCACATGACAAACCGGCAGTCTTAGATTACTCGCAGTGGATGGCACCACCATACAAATCAGTATTCCGGAACAATGAGTTTTTTCCAGGCGACAAACCAATGGTCTTCATCAGCAATATTTATAATTTTGAGCACGGTAGACCTCCAAGATTTCATTTCTTTGATGTGAAGTGTCTCTATGAGATGTTCGATTATCTGACGGAGCAGGGTTATGCAGTGGTCTATAAGAGACCCACAAACAGAGAGACATCATTCGCGATTGATCAGAACGAGCGGAATGCTGCTCAGATGAATGAACACATCACAGCGATTGCTAATGGGAAAGTCATCATAGACAGACAGTTACCATCCATGATGGATAATGTGTATCTGTTTGATGATCTATGGCAGGACGCAAATGCGGCAACCGGACTCTCATATAACGAGTTTCAGCTCAGACTGTTAGCAAACTGTGAGAGGTTCATCAGCGTGTGTGGCGGAAATGCAATCTTTAGTTGTCTCTTTGGTGGCACAACCGTTGTGTACATCACTCAGGGGAGAGAATTGAGACCGAACTACTTTGGTCCGGACAGCTATTGGAGAAAATTCTCAGGAACAAATGTCATTCCAGTCTTTGACGTGATTGATGAGATGAACAACGTGGAACAGGCAGAAGAATTTGGTCATAAGATCAACAGAACCGGACTTAATGATTATACCGGTTTGCTGGAAACCATAAAGGCGACGTTTTGAATAATGTCATCATCGCGATAGACGACTTGCATCCAGAGCAGGGATGGGGCTGTGAAGGTGATGAGTCAGTTGGGTACTTAGAAGCACTGAATGAAGAGTTTGGATGTAAATTCACTCTGTTTGTACCATCGAATTATCATCACAAGTATCCGTTGTCTCAGTATCCAGATTGGGTTAAGTTTTGGTTGGACAGAGAGTGGGTAGAGTTAGCAGCTCATGGTCATTATCACGACTGTCAGTCGAATGGGATAGGTGAACAAGAATTTTTAGAATTAAATTTCCAACAAGCACAGAATAGATTGATAGAATCATTTAAAGAGTGGACTGCACTTGACTATAAACCCAAAGGATTTAGAATGCCTGGATGGGGTTGTAATCAAGAATCAGCACAGGCTGTCGGATTAGCCTTTGACTGGGTTGCTGCACATGATCAGATCAATCGTGGAATCAATTTTGATACACGTACTCTGTATGGATGTGATGGCATCAACGAGATTGACCAAATTAGTGAATGGGCAGGTGCTTTCATGTTTCAATCTCACATTGCAGGTGATTGGAATGACAATCAATGGAATGAATCCAATTATGAAAATTTTAGAAACATATTGAGTTTTCTCTCGACAGATAGACAGCTCAGTTACAAAACGATCAGTGAGTTATGAAAATAGCATTCTTTTCAGAGACGGGTACGAATCAGAAGTATCCAAGAAATTTCCCCAACGCTCGTACAGAAGTTGCTTGGTGTTTGGCGCTAGATGCTCCAATGTGCGCGCTAGACGTGCATCCGAAAGAACATTTCGATTTGGGGATTGTCATTATACCAAAGAATGAACCAAAAGTCAGTTTAGACTTCATCAGAAAATGCTGTGATAAAGTCGCAGTGATGCAAGAAGGTCCACATTGGTATTTTCAAGATTATGATATAGGTAATCAGTTTCACTATTATAACTGTCTCATGGATGCTGATTGGGTTTATTGTCACAATGAAAGTGATGTCAAGTACTACATGGGTTTAGGTTGCAAAGATGTAAGAGTCATGAGGAGTCTCATGATACCAGATGGATTAGTACCGCGGAATGAGTGGACTGATGCAACCATCATTGGTGGTAATTTTGTTTCTTGGTATGGTGGATTTGATTCTTATATGGTGGCAAGAGAAATAGGAGATCCAATTGCTGCTCCATCGATGGGTAGAAAACAACCACAGGAGGACGCTATCCAAGATATCAATTACATGGCCTACATGAATTGGAGGGAATGGATAACCGCACTCAGTCAATTCAACATTGGAGTACATTTAATGCGAACCCATGCGGCCGGCACGTTTGCAATGAATTGTGCTTGGCACGGAATACCATCTATCGGATACAAGGGATTGGATACACAAGAATTATGCCATCCACTCACCACAGTGGATGTTGGTGATTTAGACCGTGCAGTCGAAATAGGTAAGCAGTTAAAGAGTAATGAAAAATTTTATAAACTTTGTAGCGAAACAGCCGGTCGGCGGTTTCAAAAACACTACACGGAAAAAGCTTGGTTAAAAAAATGGAGAAATACACATGGGTAAAAACATAAAAAAGATATTATTAACATTAACGGACTGGAACAGAGATGGTAAGATCCAATGGTGGGAACCATTGTTGTCAATTCTGTTTATTGCGATGTTCTGGATGAGCTTTGTAGGTGCTGTAGTGTTCGCTATGTGGATGTTGAAGTGAACGATAGAGCAATAAGTTTTATACAACCCAGCCGGAACAACCTAAAGTACCTGAAGTGGTCCTACAACAGTATCAGGAAGAATCTAGGATACGGGCATGAAATCTGTTGGGCTGATGACTTCTCGGATGATGGAACGTGGGAATGGATGAAAGCCACAGCAGAGAAGGATTCGAATGTAAAGATTCACAGGAATGAAGGGCCGGCCCGATTAGGTCACACCATCCTGTATGACACACTAGTCGACATGGCCAGTAACGATATCGTGATGATATATCATGCTGACATGTATGCCTGTCCGGGTATGGATGATGCAGTATTGAAACATCTTGAGCCAGGTAAGGTAGTGAGCGCGACACGGATAGAACCACCACTGCATCCGGATGGACCTGAGAAGATATTGATGGATTACGGGATAGAACCCGAAGAATTTAAAGAACAAGAATTACTGCAGTATGTTGATGAAAGGGTGGGACAGTTTGATAACGTCCCGACAACAGAAGGTATATTTGCACCTTGGGCGATGTACAAGGATGACTTTCTCGCAATAGGTGGACACGATCCACTATATGCTCCGCAGTCCAAAGAAGACTCTGATATATTCAATAGATTTGTATTGGCTGGTTATGACCTGATACAGACTTGGGAAGGATTTGTCTATCACATGACCTGCCGTGGTAGTAGATTCAAAGATGGAGCACTGAGGAATCCAGCGGGCCAGGTCTTCATGAAAGGTAGAGAGTCGGATGAATGGCTAGCCCAGAATCTCAGAAGCACTCGTAATTTCATCCGCAAGTGGGGTCACATGGTACAACATGATCTGTTCATGAACCCAATCATACCTCCAAAATATGATATAGGATTTAAGGTATATCGTACCGATATCAATTTATTGAGAGAATTAGAACCATGGTGTGATAAGATATATTTAGATTCTGGTTCTGACTACAGGATTGATTATATCAAAGAAGAACAACCGAACACTCAATTTAATTTGAGTGAAAGGATAAAGATGTACGGGGTTACAGACACAACAAAGTATCATGACATTGTAGTGGAGTTTGATGCACAACAACTCACACCGGACAATTTTCAGATATTAGTTAATTTATCAAAATTGATACAGGATAGTGGAGAGATAGGTGAGATGGAATATGATATTTTCAAATTTCACATCAAGTCCTTACAGACGCGTGAACAAGATTTAATCCGAGTCGACAAAAAACAGATATAATATTGTGGTTTGGGTTATATCTATATATATATAAATAGAGGAAATCAATCATGACAGACAAGTATGGTCCATATATACAAAAATTGATGACTGTGGTTATAGATTCTGAACAAGATGAATTTGTTCAAATGTTGGCCTGGTCAGAACTTAACCGGTTGAAGGCTGCTATGGATGAGATCTTAAATAAGAACAATCCCATAGACGATTCCCAGGAACAAGAAGAAACCAAAAAAATATTATTACAGGAGAAACAAAATGCCAAAGATTGACCAACAGGGTATAGAAAAGCTAGAACACGCAAAGAATGCATTGGACGCGCTATTTGATATTCTAGAACGTAACAATTTGGGCGGAAATCAAGAGGTTACTGAGCTCATGAGCTACATTGCTGATATAATCCAAGATGCGAAGACTTCTTGGGAGAAGGTATAGATGGCTGAAAATAATCCAGCTCATGACGGTATCTGGACAGATACTCCACGAGCCGGAATGACTGAGTTTGATACACTACGATTTGATGAAATCGAAGAAGGGGACCTTTTCTGGCTTGAGCAGACTAGACATGATAGTAATCACGCTCACAGAAAAATAAATGATCAGGAGGGTCAAGACCTGCGAACGCGTGAATATCACAAATTTGGATATCGTTTAACGGTATATCAAAAAACATAGGAATGGATAGACCAATCTCGCATAGACCGCTCAGGATTCCCGGGAAACGGATCATACTGACGAAAAATATGATTGAAAGTGCTATCCAGAACACTAAGTCCAATGCAGCAGCAGCGCGGTGGATTGGGGTCGATTACACTACGTATAAGAAGTATGCTAAAAGGTATGGAGTTTTTGAAAAGGGACTGAACCAATCTGGTGTGGGGATCAAAAAAGGGTACGGAAGCTACAGAATTGATATCGCTGATATCTTGTCGGGATCGCGATCCAGCCCATACACACTAGCCAGAATTAAACGAAGATTATGTGATGAGGGATATCTCATAGAAGAGTGTGGAATTTGTGCCTTTAATGAGAAAAATATCGTTACTGATACAATATGTTTGAAACTTGATTTTGTCGATGGAGACACATCAAATTACCAGAGAGATAATTTAAGACTGCTCTGTCCGAGTTGCTATTATAGCAATAACGGTACATTTGAGTCAGCCAGGAATTTTTGTAAGTAATATGCCAAACAAAAAAGCTAAAGACAGAAAACGTAAAAAAGCAGCATTAAATAAAAAGTGGGCTACTGAAGGCAGAACTGCAGTTCAACACAAAAAGTGGTTGGCTAAGGAGAAATCAAACGGTCCACAGACACCCGGGTTTGGAAGAAGATGATAAAAGTCAGCACAGGCGATAAGGTACAGGTTAAACGTAACATATACACCGTTGATGGATTGTTGGAAGAAGGTACCATCGTAAAGATTGAAGAGATAGGATTCCCAGATCATGATCTACGGGTGACTGACCCGGTAGGTAGAATCTGGTATATTGATGAACTGGATATAGAAGCATATGGGCAAAGAACTAAAAAAGACTCCTAGTCAGGAAGCTGAACTACAACAGCTGATGGATGAGATTTCTGAGTTGGCTACTGAAGTGGTAACAGATTACACAGAAGAACCATCGGAAATGAGTGGGAGTTATCATTTCGTCCATGGGCTATCTCCTGTTCTGCAGCACCAGGAAGTCAAAGATAGAATTACTGACGCTGTGATAGTAAAGAAGAAATATGAAGGATAGATAATGCCAATATTGGAAAAATTTGAAATACAAGAAAATGAATGTTGGTTTCAAGCTGAAATCACAGAAGACCAAAAAGAAGAATATCTTAAATGGCAAAAAAGAGACGGAGACATCGCAAATGTCCCTGATTGGGTGTGGGAATTAGATTGGGATTTAGAAAATGAAAGACCAGGAAGCGATAACACCATTAGTATAGAAGTAGAAGCAGATTAAGGAGTTAGAAAATGACCGTTGCAGAATTATTAAACCGACTCAGAGAAATTCAAGATCAACTGGATGACATGAAACTTCCGGATTCCGCTGAATTGTTTGACATACAGGATTTAGTTTATCGGTTGATCCAAGATGTTGATGATCTAGATGATGGACATAACGTTGATCCATGGACGGTGAGCGAACCGATCTAGTCTGACGCCTCCGTTGAGCAATTCAACGGATGGGTCAAAAACACAAAAAAAGCTGTTGACTTGTGTCAAATTTTAGCGTATTCTCTTGTATGCAATACCCCACGACTAAAAGAGTTCAACGAGATACGTTAGGTGAAATACTCAAAGACAAAACATACTTGCCACATGATAGCAGCAGCTATCGTGGGTTCATCGCTGATATGAAGACGGCCGTGGATACAGGAAGATATATCACACCAAAGATGTTCACGGCAATTAATAAAATCATCAAAACCTATCATGATTGGAAGGATCCAAACAAGTCGGTACAAAAACGCACCGACCGAGAAAGAATCTTCAGAAAGCTAAACCGGCTGAGAAATAGACTCGAGGGGGCTAATTATTCTGCGGATTATGTGGAACGGACAAAACTATTTATAAACAGCATCGAGCAACAGGCTACGTGGAGATTTAGTATCACTGATGGTCAAATGGTAGCTCTGAATAGGATGTATAAGAAGTTCAATCGTCGGATTAAAGAGGTCAGTAAATGAAGAAAACAAAGAAGGGATCTTCCAAACCACTTTTCCGGAAAAAATCAGATGCTGGAAAGGGAGATGTCCCAAGAATAGGTATATCCGTAAAAGAGTGGTCAGATAGATGGGATAAAATATTTGGTGTCGATCGACAAAGAAAAGAAAAAACTGAGAAGGTCAAAAAAAACGTAAATCCGTTTTATTATATTATTGATTGGATATATGACATGGAAAAGACGCACGAGTGAAGCTAACAGTAGAAAGAACAGACAGATTGAAAAGAAGAATTGATTGGTTTAGAGTATTTGTGTGGTTAGTGTTTATACCTGCATTTACTTTTTTTAGTTGGTATGGTGTCTATAAATTAGTGATGTGGGTATTGTATGGCTAGAAACTGGTATGGTGACAAAAGACTAACTAAAGAAGATTTATACACCAAAAAAAGAGTAACTCACTCTGACGTGCGAAGTGAATATTGGAAAATGGTCATATGGATTTTAGCTGGGTATTTGTTTTTTCATTTTGTAATAATGGGATGGGGAATATGAAACATAAAGATTATATGAAATTAATGAAAACTCCATTTGAAGAGTTATCAGAACAGGATCAAAAGAAAAGAAAAATCGAATTCAAGCGAAGGCTGGAAGTAGCAAAAACGTTTGTTACTGGTCTGACCAAGGGTTTCATCAATGATGATATAGATAAATTGATAGAAGATGATGATCCTATAAAAGATGCGGTAGAATTAGTTAAACTTCAAACAAATGAAGTTGGGGGCGATGCGTGATTAAAAAACATATTTATCCAAAATAAACCGTTGCCTCGCGTTGTTTTTTACCGTATATTAGAGCATGTTAAAAAAGGAGTTAAGCATGAACAATCGAGAGATGTATTCTGAGCATTTAAAGAAGTACGTTGGACACTATCACACAAATTTCATGGAGTGGAAATGGAAAGATAGAGACTTAACGGATGAGTTTCGGAAATCGCTGCACAAAAAAGATCTGGTAGGGGCTCATGCAATTGTACGTCCCGGACGGAAGTTTGATAAGATTTCTTTTCAGAACAGTGTGATGGCCTTTGTAGCAAAAGTTGATGGTGTACACAAGGGCATACCTTACAGGATAGGTGACGTATTCAAATCAGCTACTCGTCTACAACCAGCTAAGCATGTGCGGGGTTCAATCTTTGCAAATCAAGAAACATATGATGAGTGGAATAGATGGACAGGACCACTGTACATGGACAGTTTAAAGAAGCTTCAGGAGACAAAATAATATGCAGCCTACAATCGTAGGAGTCCGATAATGCGGGGAGATGTTTGGATTCAATGGCGTAACGGTAAACGCGTGTTATGTATCGATGCTGGTAGAGGTAAGATCAGAGAACGCGTGATAGGAACAATAAAAATTAAAAAAGGAGTCAAAAATGAAAATTAATGGAATTACTTTTAGTGAAGTCGTAGATGTCTGTGACAATCACGGTCATGACAGAGAAGTTGAAGTTCTCGGTTATGATGAAGCTGGTAATGAATACACAGCTGTTGGTGTGGAATCAGTAGGTGAACTTGTTGAAATATACGAAGACACTATTGAGTTGGTCAGCGAGGCTGATCCGGACGCACCGGAATATTACACTTACATGATGCATTCGAGGGATCAGTTTGGTAATCATGTAGTCAAACCGGTCCGGACTGAATGGCTTCCTGCATGAATCTGGTTGATTACCTGATAGAAAAATTTGACGGGGAAATCCTCGTGGAGAACCAGTGGAGGGTTACAGGTTCCAAAGGTGATCACTATACGGTCACCTGGGACCCCTATCAGAGAAAATACTCATGTAACTGTAAGGGACACATGTTCCGTAAGAAGTGCAACCATGTTACAGAACTGAGTAATTCATTTAAGAAAAGGATGTCATCATGATGATTAACAGAATACTGATACTGTTGTTTTTCACTATACTGTCGGGACAGCAATCAGTGGAGATGGTGCCTTACAGGCTCATACCAACATATGATTTAGAGTGTCCGTTTGAGATTGAAATCTTACGTCCAATTCAAGTAGAATCCTTAGTACCAGTGCAGTCTGATGAAACCATGGAGATACTGAAGGAGCGTGTCATCTTTGAAGAAACAAACCCATTTGCGGTCAATGAAGCATTTTCCATCGACGATAAGTACTACTTTTTAATGAAATTGCCATATGACGGACATACACGATGGTACGCAGATTAAATGAAATCAGAGTTACAAGCTCATTTAAAATAAACTGTTGCCTTGCGTTGATATTTGGTGTATATTAGAGCATGTTAAAAAAGGAGAATACTATCAAAAGGAGACAATACCGATGAATTAGAGAAAGCCCATTTGAAGCTCACCAAGTTAGGCTGGTAAAAACGAGCTAGGGTAGAATGTACTAACCACATCACCAAAAGTCCTGAGTGGTGTGACGAGACATCACAGGCGATGAGTTAGGGTTCTCACGGACAAAAACCTTAAAAGGAGTAGCACAATGGAATACAACACTGATAAGCATTTTGATCAAACTGATAAGGATGACGATCGTCTTGATCAACCACAGACGTATCGCATACAGTATAAAGAACATGGCAAGTCGTACACTTACACGGAGACAATGTATTGGGAAAATGACTTATTTCATGAACTCAGTTTGTACTCGGATCCAATCTATCGTGACAGGTTCGAACTCGTGGATGTCTTTCTAGTCGTTGATGGTGGACCTGACATCAAAGTACAAGATGTCACTGAAAAAGATTTTGGGGAAACGCGGAACGCACAAAGTTTTTCACCAGACGATGAGAGAGAGTTCCAGGAAGGTTGGGACCTTGCAAAGACAGAGTCTGAGTGGAAATCCACTTGGGATGATTACGATCCATGGGATGCCTATCCACAGGTATCGGGTGAGATTTGGGAACCAGAGCATTTAGGAGACAGATAAATATGTTTTATAGATTATCCCAAATGGTTGACGAGCTCAACGACACTAATTCAAAAAATGAAAAAATGGATATCTTGAGAAAATATCCTGACCTGAAGAAGGTACTCGAATACACTTATGATCCGTATCGGAAGTACGGTGTCAAGTCTTCTCAGCTTATTAAGAAAAGCGATTTAGTTGCTGATTGTCATTATGATAATCTGTTTGATATTCTTGATGATTTAGTGGATAGAAAACTTACAGGTCATGATGCTATTGGTATCCTTAATGGTTTTATTGCTGATACGGAAGACGAATGGACTGAATTAATTTATAAGATTCTCGATAAGAATCTCAAGACTCGCACAGATGCCAAGCTGATCAACAAGGTTTGGCTAAAACTCATTCCACAATTCGATGTGGCTCTTGCTCAGAAGTTTGAGGACCATGCTCATAAGATTGATTGGAATAAAGAGCAGTGGTTAGGATCAAGAAAGCTCGATGGTGTTAGAGTACTCGCTCGAAAAGAAAACGGTATTGTGAAGTTCTTCTCTCGAGCTGGTAATGAGTTCACAACACTAGATGTGTTGAAGAAAGAGTTGGAAGAAATAGAGACAGACAATTTTGTCCTTGATGGTGAAATGTGCGTGATGGATGAAAGTGGTACTGAAGATTACAAAGCTATCGTTAGTCAGATCAAACGCAAAGATTACACGATTGAAGATCCGATGTTCATCGTATTTGATTCACTCACATTGGATGAATTCGATAAAGGATACTCCGATCAGACGACTCGGTCCAGAATGTTAAGAATCGTTCGTTTCGCGGCTTGTGAGCACATCAATAAATTAGAAATGGAAAGGATCACTTCAGAGGCAGATGCTGTTGCAAAATTAGACAGTGCGGTAGAGAGTGGTTGGGAAGGATATATGATTCGAAGAGCAGATGCTCCCTACGAAGGTAAGAGAACCAGAGCTCTGTTGAAGATGAAGAAGATGCATGATGATGAATATGTGGTTAAGGATATTGAAGTCGGACCATTTCGCATGATAGATAAGGAGACCGGTCTCGAGAAGACCATTGAAACTCTCACCAACGTACTCATTGAGCATAAAGGAAATACGGTTTCTGTAGGATCCGGATTCAGTCTTGATGATAGAGTCAAGTATTATGCCAATCCTGAGCTGATCGTTGGAAAAGATATAACCGTACAATACTTTGAGAAATCAAAAGACAAAGACGGAAAAGAGTCTTTAAGGTTTCCTGTAGTCAAGTACGTATTTGAAGAGGGTAGGAGAACGGTATGACAAAACATGGTCGGAGACAGCGTCGAGAAGAAGCTCTAGAGCGACAGCAGCTCAGAGATGCTAGGACACCACAACAGCAGCTAGCTCTGATTAAAACCAGGCCGGGCGAATCAGCAAAAGAGACCGCCAAGTTGACTGCATTGCTTGACCGGAAGACTTCATAAGTGAAAAAAAAATATTGTGACATAAGAAAGATCAGATTGGATGATATCAGAACAAATCCCATAAACACATGCTCCTATATGGACGGATATGAAGATCCAACTTGGTGGCAACGCCATCGCGGAAGTTTTTGGTGGTGTAAATGGTATGGACCTGATCCGAGCCATCCGGATGAACTCAACTTTTGGGGTATAGGTTTTATAGCACCATTCATCCACAGGAACTTTACCGTTGTGTTCGTTCCTGAATCGCTGTATGTTGAGGTATGGGTATCACAGAACATATGGACTCAGTGGAGAGCTGAACATGAATCGATACGAGACACGTATCATTGGAAATTTGGAGGAATATAATTGTATAAGGAAGTCTTGAAAAATGAGAAATAAGTATTGGGGCGAGTCTAATCCAGACAAGAAAGCAGGTTCACCTGGGAAGGTCGAAAAACACATTGCTGTGCAGGATAGTAAGATATACTACTATGCAGGAGTGAATCGTGAGAGTGCGGCTGAGCTGAACAAGAAGCTCGGTGAGATAGAATCAAAGAGTTTAAATTTATCCAACACGTTAGATATCGAAGCTCCACCCATAAAGCTGTTAATCAACTCTGGTGGGGGATCCATCACAGCTGGTATATCATGTATGGATACCATTTTGAGATCTAAGGTACCGGTCCACACGTACGTGGACGGATTTGCAGCAAGTGCAGCCACCTTCATCAGTGTGGTTGGGAATAAACGGTTCATGAGCAGAAACTCTTATATGTTGATCCATCAATTGAGTAGTAGCTTTTGGGGAACATATGCCAACTTTGAGGATGAAAAGAAAAATTTAGATTTAATGATGAAGACAATTAAAAAAGTATATAAGGAACACACTAACGTGCCAATGAAGGACCTGAATGATATATTGAAACGTGATCTGTTATGGGATGCTGAACAGTGTCTTGCTTATGGACTGATAGATGAGGTAGTGTAGTGGTAGAGTTTACAATTATGTTTGTGGGGTGTTTAATTATGTATGTATTGATAGATCGTGAAAGCAAAAGAAAAAAATAAGAAATTGATGACCATGAATCTGTTTGAAATTCATGACTACATAGAGAGTGTAGAGAATCGAGTCGAGATATTAGAAAAGTTGGTCATTGAGGATCGGGGAAAGGGGCAGTTTTATTATGATCACTACAAAAAGGCAAAGAGAGACATTGGATAATTTACAGGAACTGATGACCATCATGATGGAAGAGTGTGGTGAACTGATACAGCAGTGCAGCAAAAGCATCAGAAGTGATAATTATTATGATAACAAAAAATTAACTGAAGAGGTCGGTGATGTTATGTGCATGATCGAGTTACTACATGAGTATGATATCATCAGCTGGACAGATATAGATGAGAGAGTCTTAGAGAAGAAAGAGAAACTCAAAAAGTGGAGCAGTCTATATGATGAATAGATACACGCCGACATTTGTTTTTTTATTAATGTGTTTGGTGGTAGTATTATTCAATTGGAATTGTGCTACCGGTGGAACTACTGTAGGATGGACAGACGGTGGAGCACCGACAGTTGTTCAGCGAACTTATCCTTTGCTTGATTACAATGGGGTAGAACATCAATACAAAGGTGACGTATCGAATTTTACTTTTCCCAAACATAATAGAAAATTAACACAGTATTGTAGCATTCATTTTGAGTGGGAAGACATTCAAGCCAGGTGGTCCCAAGATAAACTAGCCGAACCAGGTAATCATAGATGGAATTATTTCGTTACAAAAAATAAGAAGAGTTGGAAATGAGTCATTTTGAAGAAGTCACCTGCAAGGTTTTGGGAATCATATTTTTTCTTTTGTTGGTGTTGATTTTGGTAACCATCTAATGGGTAGAAAAAGATCCCCAGGAGTATATGCCAAAAGAAGAGAAGTGGTTGGAATGTTCTTCAAGTGGCTATTGAGATTTTATTACAAACACAGCCCAGAATGTATTTGTGGATGGGTTATGAAACCATTCGAAAACTGGACAGATAGATACCAATGGAAATGCATTTGGTCTAAATGTGGCTGGCAGGCATTTGACAATGGTGACGGTAAGTTGCATTGGATGAAATCAGGACATCGACGTGTCCCATCAGTCTGGAGAAGGTCTAAATGAATAAATTACAGTGGGCAATCATACTGTCTATAATCGGAAACGTCATAGCATGGTTTCACATGAATGGTCAGTTCATGGGTAGCAAGTATGAATGGTTTACAAAATCTAATTGGTGGGTCTTCTTGGGAGGAGTTCCGATCAGTTTTCTCTTCTACTACAGTACCAGAATGTCTTATGACCACTTTGGATACTATTGGGCCATTAGACCGATCGGATTCGGATTAGCGACAATCACATTCGGGTTACTTACCTGGTCACTGCTTGGTGAGGTCCCTACGATGAAGATCGTCATTAGTCTCATTCTGGCAGCTGCGATCATCATGATAAACATAACTGAACACTTTTAAACAAATGGAGTAACAACAAATGAGTATAAACAAGAACGATCCAAAGATGAAAGCATTGATGGACATGCAAAAGGATCTAGATCCAACATTCAATAAAGCAAGATTTAAAGCGATTGGTAAGAAGAATGCCAAAAAAAATGAAAATTCCATCAATGATGATTATATTGGGTATTTGCTGAATGATTCTGATTCAAGGTCTATGTGCAATGACTTAAATGAATGGTCTGACCAAAATTCAGATGATTTTTTAGATTAAACAAAAAAAGGAAAAATAAAATGAAATTCAAAACACTTTTAACTGCTCTGTTATTGGTATCACTGACTTGGTCTCAGTCTCCGATAATAGAAAAATACAGAGAGATGTTACAACATCAACCATCAAGAGGTTCCCTATATGAGGGGACTTATGTCGGTTGGAATCCTGCTGTAAGGACACCAGAACCGCCAATGTCACCCTTAGAGATCAAATATGGCGCCGGAGCTGAGTCGTTAGACTTTGACGGTACCTTCCAGGGTTCAGTCGGACCACTCGACTTTCAGATCCAACCACCTGCGACTCAATCACCAATCCGGATTCGAGTGGATGATTTTTATGGGCTCAGACCAGACGGGAAAGGTGAATACCACATGCAATTATCAAAAAAGAGTCAGACTCTAATCAAGTTGGAAGGATTCATAGATCGGAAAGAAGGATACCACAGAGTCACATGGAAATCTGATAAGACATACATGTGGAGCAATGGAATGGCAACAGATGAATTCAAGGTGGTCAACCCCGCCAGCTATTCCAAGGATGGTAAAGTTTATACTATGTTTGGACCACTTCCAGAGATGAAAGGTTCAACGGTAGTCATCACAGCAACTTACGGATCGTATACTGATTCAATCATTATACATCTGCATTAAATGCCTGGTAGGAGTTTGAGCACTTCTCTCATAAAATAAATAGAAATTGCTTGACTCCTACCAGCGGTTATAGTAAAGTATGAAGAAGAAAAAAACAGTATCAGAACTATTTGAAGATCGTACGGGGGTACCCTATGAGAATTGGATACAAGGTATGATGGTCACACACAACCAGGAGAAAAAACGTATGAAGAAACTTCCATACCACTTAAAACATAACATGATACAGTGGGAATCCACTGAGGGATTGAAATTTTGGGCGAGAGATGAGGAAGATGCGAAATTATATCTTAAAAAGGTAGGACATTTATATTCTTTTAAAAAGGTAGAAGTGGAGGATGCTGATGCGAATGTGGATGGTTGATACCAGCATACTATGTAAGAATCATTTGATGGGCGAGTATAGAGAACATTTTGCCATTGCTGGAACAATGAGATTGAAGCGAAGGATCGATGGCTACATCAGGAACAATCTAGTTGAACCCAAGTCGATAGAAAGTAGGTTTGAAGATATCAGAGATGAGATGCTCTGTAGAGGGTATGCACCCAAGAAGCAGTTTGTACCACCCGACATATCATATCTTCCGGAAGAACATCAAAATTATAAAGTGGATGTCCAATCATCACAGGATGATTTGCTATCCAGGTGTACATCCTGTAAGGACAATTATGATGCGGGGTTAGTAACGGACGCAGATACTTATAGGAAAGGTTAAAACATGCACGTTAATCCAGGAAAAGAGATTTTAAACTTCACATGGGAAGAATTTGATGAAGCCGTTGAAGAGATGGCCATAGCTGCGAAAGAAGCTATTGATTATATTCACATTGATGCCATCTATGGGGTTCCGAGAGGAGGTCTCATCTTGGGTGTAGCTCTATCACATGCTTTGGATTTGCCACTGATTTCATCGTTAGGGTTATATGATGGTAAGCGAAAAAATCTCCTGGTAGTGGACGATATATCCGATACCGGTGAAACGTTGACTGGAATATCTGACACTGTGGAAAAGTCTTTGTTTTATACGTTGCATTATGATGATAAGAGTGCCTTTGGGCCTGATTTTTATTATGCTAGTAATGACGATTGTTGGATAAGATATCCATGGGAAAAATAATTCCCAGCATCTTGAGAGTGTTAGCAAGCATTTTTAAGAAAGACGAAATTCTCAATGAACCTGACAATTTAGTGCTAGTGAATGCTCAGCCCGGATGTGTTCGTATCATCTGCCGAACAGATGATCAAATGGACAGTGTGATGGATAGAATGACAGGAAGAGGAAATTGTGTTTTGGAAGAATTTGAACAGTGGGATGATGGAAAGGATAAAAATTTTATAATGACCTTTAGAGTGTTGGATGAGTTTGATTCATCCGTAATTTATAACTAGGAGAGTACGGTGGGAAAAAAAGTAGCGTCGTTTGAATATAACGGCACATTGGTTAAAGTGGTTGATGGTGACACCATTGATGCATATATCGATCTAGGGTTTGCCCTGAAGATCAAGAAGAGAATTCGTTACATGGGTATTGATACCTGGGAAAGCAGGACAAGAGACAAAGAAGAAAAAGTCAAAGGACTGGCTGCTAAGGCCAGAAACAAAGAACTCTTGGAAGCAGGGACATTTAAGATAGTCTCATTTGGGACCGGTAAGTTTGGTAGGGTACTAGGAGAGATCTTTGTATCGCCTGATGCAGTTGGTCATGAAGTATCCGAGAATATCGATAGAAGTTCAGATGGATTGGTCAGTATCAATGACATACTGATCGCCGAAGGGCATGCCTATGAATACCATGGTGAAAAGAAAAAAGATTTTGTTGCTGAGATGGCAGCAGAAAAAGCAGCTAAGAAAAAAGACTTAGTTGATAAACCAGCCGAGGAAACTCAGGAGGAAGAATAATGAAAACAATACTCACAGGAATATTGTCAGCTTTTATCTTTTTTGGTGCTGTACCAACTGCTACTGCTTCAGACATGAACAATAGTGCTGGTATGGAAGAAATAAAGAAGAAGAAAAAGAAGAAAGCAAAGAAAGTCAAAAAAGACAAAAAGAAGAAAAGAGGTTTCTTCAGTAAGTTCAAAGGAGCTAAGTAGTATGGATTTTTTAAAAAAGCACCTAGATAAGATTTGGGGATTAGGAATAGGATTTGTAGTCGGATTCTTAGTCGCTGGTTGGGCTTCTGCCGCAGGTGTGTTGACTGGATTCTAAGTTAAGAACTTAAACGGTTATATAGTAAAATACAAAATGTACGGAAGAGAGCTATCATGCTATTAGATTCACTGTTAGCAGGAGTCATGCTATTTAGTTCATTTGCAGCACGCACCCCAAATGACTCGACAATCACAGCAGGCGATTATGAGATCAGCATTGGTCTTGGTAATTCCTACTTCCATATTAATCGTCAGTGGGAAAGAGAGCTTGGTACAAAGTATGTTGATGACTTGGCTTGGGTGAAGATAGAAGGTGCTGGAGTGTACTTCAAACCAGAGTACATGAACAAAGAAAGTAAATCTATCAAGTATGCTAAAATTGATTGGCGCAAAAGTTGGAAATATATAACGTGGGGATTCACCACACGATCCATTACTGACAAATTAGACTATTATGAAACCTTCGCCTCAGTCGGTATGAGTAAGAAGAAAACCTATTGGGACAAAGTAGATGTAGAGATTTCATTTGATGGATATCTCCCACCAGACGAGAGCGGTGATACAGATCTGAAGAATTTCGAGCATGAAGACAAATTCAAAGTGTCTTGGAAGGTATCTGAGAAAGTAAAATTATACAATTTAGGTGAAGTCGCAAAATTAAAGGGTTCACTGTACTACAAAGCTAAAATAGGAATAGAGGTCACATTATGAGTAAAATGGCAACACCGGATATAAGGAGATCAGTATACTTTATGAGAGAGCAGTTGGAACGGATAGAACGAACACTGGAAAAGATGCAGTCTGACCAGCAAGTAATTTATAATTATATTGTTGTCCCGAATGAGTCAACCAGTGTATCTTCTGTAGTTGAACAAGTTCGTGAACATGATTACGAATCAGCAGAAAATAAAAGATTGAGAGGTAAAACGGAATGATAGATGAGATAATTAAGAGCGATCTAAAGAAGGTCAGTCAGATGGAGTCCGATGACATAATGGATCTATTGAATCTGGATGGAGAGGATTCAGCAGATGCAGTTAAAACTGCCTGTGAAGTATATGCCAGATCCGATCTGGGTAAAAAGGAAAGAACCAGAAAAACCGAATTTGGTGGATTTGGTAGAAAATCAGCCAGAGTGGTCAAAGGAGGTCCAGCATGGTAGAAGGAACATTCCACGAATCCACAATCGTGAGCAAATCGGGCATCAAACACATTGTGTATTGGAACCAAAAAGGTGGCTTTCTGTACGAGAGTGGAGGTGTGGCTGAGTACGAACTGATGGGGATGACCAACAGAGGCAAAAAGTTCACAGGAACGGGAGTCTACCTGACGGATAGGATACACGAACGAACCTGGTTGGCAAAAGTCATAGATGTCGAACCAGTACACTCCAGAGGATGGCATCCCGTAGATGGAAAATAATCCACATAAATCCTTCAGTGGATTTCCAGTCGAGACCGGACCATCCGAGATACACGGTATAGGTTTGTTTCCCACTAAAGAGATAGATCGGGAAGAAGTCATAGCAATCACTCACATCAGACATGAGAATGGTCAGTGGATGAAGACCCCAGAAGGGGATTACAATCACAGCTATCGTCCGAACTGTCGAGTAGAGGTGAAGAACCCTGAGACCGGTTTGGGTGGAGTTGTGGCAGTCATAGTGGCGAATCAAGAGATCGCTCCAGAGGAGGAACTGACTGTTGACTATACGGGACAACCATGGTTGGAACAGCCAGGGGAGGATTGGGCGTGAAGAAACGAAAAAATTTAAAGCCCAGGCAGTTGGGATGACAATATATATGGAGACCAGAAGATGAAATTTAAACTACAGGGAAGGACCACTGAAAGAGTGTCAGAGAATTCAGTGTCTGAGTTGTT